GAAAAGGTCTACTCGGACGCTTTCGAGGTCGGCGTCGGTGAGGTTGGCGCCGGTGAGGTCGGCGTAGGTGAGGTGGGCGCGGGTGAGGTCGGCGTCGGTGAGGTCGGCGCCGGTGAGGTTGGCGCGGGTGCTAACAGCCCACCGAACCGCCAAGCCGAGTTTGATTGAGGTCGGTGCGTCTTCTGCGCAATCGATCTTCGCCGTAAATTTAACCGCGCCGGTCCACCAATTTAGAACGCTGAAGTTGATCATGTCTTATCCCCGCTCGGTAATGAGCATGGGAACGTATTACCACGAAGGTAAGACGAAAGGCAAGCGAAAAGTTGCCATGGCGGTAAGTTACCGCTAAGAGTCGGGCAGACTTACCTATTCTTGATGGTTAGTGGATGGGTTTCGCGATTCTGCCTGCGCTACGCGCGTCTTTTCAGGATGTCTTCAATCGCGCCGATTATTTCTGAATCGTCGGCAGGTGCGCCATCCGGCTTCGGGGCAGGCGGTGGCCGCTCCACTATGTCGCCAACCGTGCAGTTAAGCGCATCGGCCGCAGCCTTGAGAAAGCCTAGCGTCGGGTCCCGCTGAAGGTTCTCGTTCCTCGAAATGGTCGCTTCTGTCGTTTCTAGGCGCTCAGCTAACTGGAGCTGCGTCAGGCCGCGATGTTTCCTCCACTCCGCAAGAAAGATGCGCCGTGGCTTCAGTTTCTTTGGACCAATTCGCGTAACCATCCAAGGAGCTTAACCTAATTGGTAAGGCTGCGGATTGGCCTCAATGGTAAGTTGAGGCTTGACGAGCGTATTACCTTCATGGTAATTCATTGGCCCAATGGAACATCCTCTGCGCGCCTATAGGGCTGAAAAACAGCTTTCTCTTAAGGACCTCGCCGGCCTCCTCGACGTGACGGAGGCTCAGGTAAGCCGGATTGAATTGGAAAAGCGACCCGTGACTGCCGAGATGGCGGTCAAGATCGAGGAGAAAACAGGCGGCGCGGTTCCTCGTCAGGTGCTCCGGCCCGACCTTTGGCCGAACATCGAGCCTTCGGTGGCCGCGCAATGAGTCGCCCAGCCATACCGATTGAAATCGATCTTGAGGCCGACACCACTTTCGTGGCGCGCAGCGCGATCAGCTTGGCGTTCACCACCGTCGAAGCGCTGATGCGGCGGCGACCGCGGAGGGCCGGCTGATGTCCTTCGCGCATCTTCATCCATGGATTGCGGCCGGAATTCTTTATCTCAGCATCAGTGTGTTTTTCGTTTTGTATCGGCTGACGAGACTCGATTCACGGCCGCGTTGGTTTGTGGAACGGGCGAGGCGACCAATGCACTGACTGTTGAGGTCGCCCCGCCGCCTTCTCCCGGCCCGGGGCGGGCGCACGGGATGAAGTGAAACTGTTTGCGCGGCTTGCAGGCCGCGTGGTGTGAAGTCGAGTTGAGTACGAGTCCTTTTGTTCGCGTCTTCCATGCCGGTGAGTACAGCATGGAGGGCTCGTATTTTGCGTAACAAGTTTTTGCGGAAATCTACAGAAATGGACGGCGCGAGTTTAGTCGGCCAGGTGCGTAGGAAGCTTCACGCTCTCATCTCCGATGAAAGCCGCGGCTGGGGTGACGCAAGCAATGCGCTGCGGCGTATTGCTTCACGCGAGTCAATCCCGGTCTCGTATCTCTGGCGCATTCTCTACAGATGGCGAGAACTGAAGGACGTTCGGAGTTCGGTGCTTTTGAAGGTGAGCCTCGCGCACGGGGCGATGTGCGAACGGCAGTTGCGGAAATATCGAGATGAGCGGGAAGAAACTCAGGCGGCGGGTTGGATTACTGAGGCTCTGGTTAGCGCGGCTGAGTCTTTGGCTGGCCAGGATGACCAAGAAAATTGAAAGGGCGGGCCATGTCGACAGATGACGCAGAGCGCGTAATTTCGCAGAAAGACTTGGTCTCGCTCGTCAAGGACGCCAACCTCAAACGAACGCGCATGCAGAGCATCTCCGGCGAATTAGGGGAGCGCGTCAAAACCTTTATCGAAACCAAGCACCTCAACCGCGCCGCGTACACCGCCGTCGCGAAGCTCTGCCGCATGGACGATGAAGACAAGCGCAACGACTTCCTACGCAGCTTCGAGCTTTATCTCGATTACTGTCGCAAGGACGGCCTCCTCGGAAGCGAACACGCCGGCGACTTGGTCGACCAGGCGAACGGCGAAGATGACGCCGCGGCCGCGCAGGTCGCGCAAAACACCGCGCGCTTAGAGAGCGGCATCAAGGCCATCGATCCGACATTCGAAGACGATGCGGAGTCGGATGCACCGTCTCGGCGCAATCAGCCTGCGAATGACGACGCCGAAGCCAAGGGCACTTACCGCGAACACTGAGGGCATTGGGGCAGGGGAATGCTTATACTCGCTCTTGATTTGGCGGTTACGACCGGCTTTGCGTATGGCGAAAGCGGGACCATCCCGCGCTCGGGCGTCATCAGGCTGAAGAAGCCCGCAGATGGTCCGGAGATCGCCGCCTTCAATGCCGTTTGCTGGATACGCGACAATATTAAGCGTGGCGAGATCATGCCCGACCTTGTCGCCGTCGAGGCCTATGTGCAGCCGGCCGCGCACAAGAGCTCTGACTCGATCATCCTTCAATACATGCTCCACGGCGCCGTGCAGGCATTCTGTCGCTGCCACGCCATCAGGATCGAGTCAGTCAGCGCCCAAACGGTGCGGAAGCATTTCTGCGGCCGAGCACATGCCGGCGAGCGAGCACAAACGAAATTGATGGTCGTAAGACGTGCCCAGCTTTTGAAATACCTCCCGAAGGATTGCTTTGACGATAATCGCGGCGACGCCTGCGCACTGTTCGATTGGGCAGCGGCAAAGATAGCGCACGTTCCGCCTCGCGAATTGGTCATGTTTAACGAAGCGCGTTCGGATGGAGTAGCCGCATGAGCAATGTAGCTTTTGATTATTCGCGTGTGTCGGCCGACCGTTCTCACATCGAGCGCCGGGCGCGCATGGCGGCGATGGCTGTGCCAGATGACGGCATTCTAACCGACCATGAGCAGCGCGCGCTCCAGCGAGCGAAGTGCGAGGCGGAAGATGCAGCGAAGAGAAAAGAAATAGAAGCCGATAAAGAGCGGCAACTGCTCGAAGCGATAGCGCGCTGCAAGCTCGACGAAGAACGGATCGTGGCATCGTTTCGATATTATCACCCCACGCTCGCTGTCGAGGCCAGGAGGTGTGGACTCTCCGTCAAACTGATCCAGGTCGCGACGGCGGATTACTACAAGATGAGCGTAGGGGATTTGCTTGCGCCGCGCCGGTTCGCCCATCTAATACGCAAGCGCCAGGTTGCCATATATCTGGCAAAGACGCTGAAGCCGCGCTCTTTGCCTGAAGTGGCAAGACGTTTCAGCAAGGATCACACGACGATACTATGGGCCGTCCGCAAGATCGGTGCGCTGCGCTTAACGGATCCCGCGCTCAACGAGACAATCACGCAAATCGAGGCATCGATCGCGGCGGCGATGGCTGCGGCTGCTCCCGCCGCTGCATGTGCGCCTGTTGCTATGTGTGGGGAGTAGGCCGGCATGAGCATGGCTTGCGAATACGCCGATTTCATTAATCGCAAATCGCAGATTGAGGCGAAGGATGGCTTTGCGCCAAATTTCCTGCCGCGCGCACTGTTCGATTTTCAGGAACATCTTTGTGAGTGGGCGGTGCGAAAAGGGCGCACGGCGATCTTTGCGGATTGCGGCATGGGGAAAACACTCATGCAGCTCGCTTGGGCTGAAAATGTTGTACGCGAGACCAACAGGCCGGTGCTGATAGCGACGCCCCTCGCCGTAGCGCAACAGACCGCGAGAGAAGCCCTAAAGTTCGACATCGAAGCGCATGTATCCTTGGATGGGAAAGTTCGACCTGGGATCAATATCGCCAATTATGAGCGCCTTCATTATTTCGATGCCAGCGACTTCGCGGGAATGGTTTGCGATGAAAGCGCGATCCTAAAATCCTTCGACGGCGTGCGGCGACAAGAGATCACAGATTTCATGCGCAAGATGCGCTACAGACTGCTTTGCATGGCGACGCCATCACCCAACGAATACATTGAACTTGGGACGAGCTCAGAGGCCCTCGGCTATCTCGGCTATATGGATATGCTGTCAAGGTTTTTCAAAAACAATCAGGGCAATAGCATCAAGCCATTTGTCGCGCGCGATCGCGGACGAGCCTTTACGCAATTAGATGACAACGCTAAATGGCGCTTCAAGGGCCATGCGGAAGTGCCGTTCTGGAAATGGGTTTGCTCTTGGGCGCGAGCAGTTCGGAAACCATCAGATATTGGTTTTGATGATGGTCCTTTCGTATTGCCTCCGCTCATCGAGCGCCAGCATTTGGTCGAATCGCGCTCTAATCCAGACGGGATGTTATTCGCCCTGCCGGCGTTTGGCTTGCGGGAGCAGCGTGACGAGCGGCGACGCACAATCGAAGAACGGTGCGAACGAGCTGCGGAGCTCGTTGCTGACACGGGCGCTGCCGCCATTGCGTGGTGCCACCTGAACGACGAAGGCGACCTTCTAGAAAGCCTTATCTCCGATTGTGTCCAAGTGAGCGGGCGCGACAGCGAAGAAGCAAAAGAGGAGAAATTCTTAGCCTTCATCGATCAGAAAGCCGGCGCGCGAGTGCTCGTAACGAAGGAAAAGATAGGAGCATGGGGCCTGAACTTTCAGCACTGCAATCATTCCGTTTCATTCCCTACGCATAGCTTTGAAGGATACTACCAAAGCGTTCGCCGCTGCTGGCGTTTTGGCCAGAAGAAGCCCGTGACTGTCGATATTGTCACGACAGAAGGCGAGAAGGATGTCCTCGCCAATTTGCGACGCAAGGCCGAGGCCGCGGACAAAATGTTTGCTGGCCTCGTCGCTCACATGCGCAGCGAGATTAACGTCAGCAGGTCATTAGAGTTTTGTCAGCCAGAGGAGGTTCCTTCGTGGCTGTAATCGACCAAAAGCTCACGTCACGATACGCGGCCGTTAACGGGGATTGCATTGAGTACATGCAGTCCATGCCGTCTGAAAAGATCCATCTATCGATATATTCGCCGCCATTTGGTGGACTGTTTTGCTATTCGAGCTCTGATCGAGATCTCTCGAATTGCGGTAGCTATGAGCAATTCTTCGAGCACTACAATTTCGTGGTGAAGGAAATTGCGCGGCTTACTCGCCCCGGCCGAATGACCGCGGTGCATTGCATGGATGTGCCGTCTGGAAACAGCGGGACGGATCATCTGATTGATTTTCCAGGTGACATTATTCGTCTCCATGATAAGCACGGCTTCAAATTTATCGCGCGCTATGCCGTGTGGAAAGAGCCGTTGGCAGTTCGCAATCGCACGATGGCCAAGAACCTTGCGCACCGCTCGCTCGTCGAAGATTCGTCGCGGTGTAGCGTCGCGTCTGCGGATTATCTGCTTGTCTTCCGCCGTAAGGGGGAAAACAAAATCCCCATCATGCACTCGAACGGTCTTCTGGAATACGCCGGGGAACGCCCGATTCCTGCTGACCTGTTGAAGTATCGAGGATGGACGGGAAATCAGATTGAGAATCGCTTTTCCCATTGGATCTGGCGACAATACGCATCGGCGTTTTGGGATGATATCCGGATCGGACGTGTGCTGCCGTTCCGCGGGAGCAGGGACGAGAACGACGAGAAACATGTCCATCCTCTGCAACTCGACGTCATCGATCGCTGTCTGACGCTTTGGTCAAACCCCGAAGAAACTGTGCTGACGCCCTTTATGGGCGTCGGGTCCGAAGTCTATTCCGCCCTGCGGCTTGCCCGCAAAGGGGTTGGGATCGAACTGAAGCCCTCTTATTACCAGCAAGCGTTGCGAAATATCGATGCTGTCGGAAGCGCAGATATAGAACAGCCTGCATTTGACCTTGATCCGCTTGAGCTGGGCACTGCGACGCCTGCCGAGCAAGCAAGCGCTGCGCCTGCATGGGACTCCATGTGGAAGAAGCCAATCGACCCGCAAAAAATGGCAAGCCTAAAAGCGGGGGAAAGCGGCGAATGAATTGGTTGCCAGAACATATCGCAATGGCTCGCAAGCTTTCCGCTGAAGGCTATTCGTGCGCGCAGATCGCCGGCATGCTCGGCATTCCGGGGCTCAGTCGCAGCGCTGTCATAGGCAAGCTCCATCGCTTCGGCGTCAAGCGTGCCATGCCGCAGCGGGCGCGGAAGACGAAGCCTGCGGGCGGGCGACGCAAAGCTGTTGCGAAGCCGCTCGTTGCGACACAGCCGCCGAAGAAGCCGCAACGCAATGGCAGCTCGTTTCGCTGGGGCAAAGGCAACGAAGACTACACTCCCAAGCCGCCGCGCGTGATGGCCGCAGATCCCGTCATCGCCGGCAAGACCATCATCGATCTGGGCTTCGCCGAATGCCGCTTTCCGACGGGCGTGAACGAGGAGGGCACGCAAATCTTCTGCGCAGCCCCGACCGCGACTCCGTCTGAATCCTGGTGCGCGTGCCACCGCGAGATCGTATGGGCTCCGAGCACTCTGCGGCGGGCGCTGGATCGTAAGCTCGGGGTGCGGGCATGAGCGCGCGGCGGTTCACCGACAAAGCAAGTCTTGACCCGTCGGCCGTGTGGGAGCTTGCGCCGGTTCACCCGGCGATGATCGAAAACCGCACGCTGTTCCCGTCGACTGTGGTGGACGTCGACGACAAGTTCGAGGGTCGCCTTCTCATCTCGGGCAAGAACTCACGCAAGCTCGGCGAGACGATCGAGAAAGGCCGCTTCAAGGGCTACAAGCTCTATTCGCTGACACTTGAAGAACGAGCGACATGCCCTCTTACATGCGACGCACGGGCTTTTTGCTATGGCGCATCGATGCAATATGCGCGGCGTCATAGGATCATCGATCTCGACCTTTTCCATTTCAATATTGAGGACGAGCTGCGCGAATTGTTCCTTGACCCGAAGATCCCCGGCATCATGGTTCGACTGCATGTGCTAGGTGACTTTCCAAGCACCGATTATGTCGCGATGTGGAACACGCTTCTTGAGGACCACAAGAAGCTTGCATGCTTCGGCTACACGCATTGCCTGCCGGAACGCCTCGGCGGCGTCGGCACCACCGGCGAGATCGGCAATTGGATCGAACTGCTCAAGAAAGACTTTCCGACGAGGTTTCGCATTCGCTGGTCCGCGCCGACTTCGCTCCCGGACGGGGCAGTCATCACCGGCGAGATACCTGACAAGCCGCGCACAAAGGAAGGCCTCGTCTGTCCAGCGCAAACGGATGCTACCGCCTGCTGTGCTTCGTGCGGGTTCTGCTGGGAGACGGCGAAAGACACTGTTGTCTTTATCAAGCACGGGCGCATCTCAGCCAGCGTGGCGGCTGAAGCCGCAGCAAGCGACCCCGCTGCCATGCCTTCCGACGATGGCACGCGGCCAATCGCTCCTTTGAAGCTTCCCGCAAAGCCGACGCCAAGTCCTGCGGCCGGTTCTATTCCCGTGCTGCGGCTTGTCGCGCCGACCGAACTTCGCGTCGAGCCTCGTTACCAACGCGATCTTTCCGGCAAGTCGATAACTCTCATTCGCAAGATCGTCGCTGATTTTGACTGGCGGAAGTTCAAACCGCCGATCTGCGCCGAAACGCCGGACGGCCTCTTTGTGATCGACGGCCAGCATACCGCGATTGCAGCGGCGAGCCATCCGTTCATCAAACAGATCCCGGTCATGATCGTGCAAGCGAACATGATCGAAACACGGGCTGGGGCTTTCGTGGCCCACAACCGAGATCGCATTACAATGTCGCCGTTTCAAATCCTTCACGCTGAGGCGGCGGCTGGGGGTGCGGAAGCGGTTATTCTCTTGGATATAGTCAAGAGGGCTGGCGCCTTCATTCCCCGATCAATGCCGCAAAAGGGCAAAGCGAGGCCGGGCGAAATCATCGCGGTTGAAGCTCTGCGCAGGATCACTAAGGGCAGCGCCGCGCAGCATCTTGAACGGATTGTTCGCATTGCAGTGATGGCCTCCTGCGCGCCGGCGACGACGACCGTCATTCGTGCGCTCCAGATGATCATGACCGAGGCTTATTTCGCAGAGACCGCAAAGCTTGGCGACGCGCCGATCGCTGACGCGTTGCATTCGATCAAAGATTTCGAGTTCGAGGCCGCATCCCATGCCGGCGCCGCTCTTATTTCGCGATACCGCGCCGGCGCCATCTTGATCGCTGAAGCCGCTGCGCAACGAACGGAGTGCGCGGCATGAAGACGCTCGCCGATGAGATTTTCGATCTGATCCCGGCGCACCCAGAGGGCCTGACGATTGCGCGCGCGGTTGAGTTGCTGGCGGTTGATGCAGCGCATGTGCGGAAGGCTTTCTATGCGCTGAACGAAACCCAGCGAGCCCGCCTTCGCAAGCGCCCCCAATCGCGGGAGCTATTCTTCCATCCCTCAAAATGGATTGATTACCGCGATCACAACGCGCCATTCGTTTGCGAGGCTTGCCGGGCCCCTTTCGGTCCGCCAAAGCATCCGAGGCGTTGTTGCTGTCGCTCATGCGCGGTCTCGTTAAGCTGGCGTGATCCAAATGTACATGCTGCTCGGTGCGCCGCTATCGGAGTTGAGAGGCGCACGCCCGAAGCGCTGGCACGCACGGCGAGGCTTAATGCGAAGCGGTGGTCCGATCCGGCTGAGCACGAAAAGCTCTCGGAACATAATCGCCGCCAGTGGCAAGATCCGCAGCAGCGGGCCTCCCGATCACGCGGCATACGCGCGGCTCACGGAACGCCGGAGAAGCGAAAGTTCTATTCCGATTTTCGGCGCGCGGCATGGGCCGATCCCGAGCAGCGGCGCAAGATGCAAGAGGCGGCGGCGGAATCTCAGCGCAAAACAAATTATCGTAAGCTGATGGGCGACAAGCTTCGCGAGCGATGGAAGGATCCAGCTTATCGCGCATTGATGATCGAGAGATCGAAGGCTGCAAAGCGCGCTAAATCAGGAGCGTTTCTGCCCAAGGGCGAGCAGTCAGCGGAGGCTTGCCCATGAGCGAGAACGTCGTGCCCATGAAGGCTAACGAACCGGCGGAGCAGGTGCCGGCCGCCGTACCGCTCGTCTCGATCGAAACCGAGCAAGCGCTCCTCGGGGCCCTTTTGTTCAATAACCACATCCTTCCCGAAGTCGCCGCGATCGTCTCGGTCGAGCATTTTTCGGAAGACGTACACCGTCGCATCTTCTCCGTCGCGGCCCAGATGATCGAGAGCGGCCAGCGCGCCTCGCCGATCACGATGCCGCCCTACCTCGGCGAGCATAAAATCGGAGAGATCACGCTATCGGCCTATCTCGTCCGGCTGGCCGCCAACGCCATCACCGTCTGCGATGCTCCAAACTTTGCGCGTACCGTCCGCGACCTGGCGCTGCGGCGTAAACTTGCCGAGGCTGGGGATGCTTTGGCGACCAGCGCGCGCGGCGCGGCAATCGGCAGTAACCCCGCAACGCTCGCCTCAAAGGCCATAGGCGAGCTGCAGGAGGTCGCCGGCGCCGGACGGGCGCATGATACGCGGGCGGACGTTGGTGTGTCGGCTGCGGCGCTCCTGGCCCGCGCGCAACGCATTCAGGACGGCACCGAGAAATCACCCGCGATCTCGACCGGCATTCCGGATCTCGACCATGAAACAGGCGGGGGAATCCAGCCCGGCGATCTGTGGCTCGTCGGAGGCAGGCCAGGTATGGGAAAGGCCCAGCCGCTTGATGCTTTGATCCGGACGCCTAATGGCTGGGTAACGTTCCGTGACGTTTCGGCTGGCCAAGAGATCGCGTCGATCGACGGCGCGGCTAATGTTGTCCTCGGTAAGTTTCCGCAGGGCGAAAAAGAGGTGTTTCGGCTTCGCTTTTCTGATGGTCGCAGTGTTGAGGCATGCGCTGACCACCTTTGGGAGGTGCGTTACCGTGAATGGGGTGTCCCGCGCATCAAAACAACTGAGCAGCTCTGCAAGATGTTGACGCGGGCGCGTTATCAAAAGCGGCTGATGATCAGGCAATGCAACGGCGAGTTTGGCGCCGAACAGGCTTTGCCGGTCGACCCGTATCTTCTCGGAGCCATCCTTGGAGACGGCAGCATACTTTACGGTCGCGTCGGGTTTACCACTGCCGATAAACACATCCTTGACCGCGTCGAAGCGGCTCTGCCACTGGGGATGAGCGCGAACTTTATTTCGAAGCTCGGATACAACCTGGTTTCGCCACGCGGCAAACCCAACCCTCTCACGGTTGCGTTACGCGATCTCGGGCTAATGGGCCACGGGGCGGCCTCGAAATTTATTCCAAAGCAATACTTCTTCGGGAGTCGCGTGCAGCGCCTTGAGCTCCTGCGCGGATTGATGGATACCGACGGCTACGCGGGTGCTGACGGCGTCGTCAGCTTCTCATCGTGCTCGCAGGTGCTATCGCTCGGCGTGCAGGACCTAGCCAGGTCGCTGGGCTATTGGGCGAAGATAGCTCGCAAAGAATGCTTTCTGACAGTAAACGGCGTGCGGACTCAGCATCGCGACGCCCTCATCGTGACGATCACTGGCGTGGGCATTTCGGAGGTTTTCAGTCTCCCGCGCAAGGTTTCTCGCTGTTCTAACCGCAAGTGGAATCGCGCTCTGACCGTGGCCGAGATCGTACCGGCCGCACGAAAGGAATGCGCCTGCATCGCGGTTGGTCATCCTAGCCGGCTTTACATCACGAATGACTACATTCTGACGCACAACTCGATCGTCGCCACCGGCTTCTGCATTCGCATCGCCCAACGCGAGGTCGGCGTAAAGCTCTTCGAGCACGAAATGAACGAGGGCCAAACCACGGCCCGCTTTCTATCGGATCTCAGCTATCGCAAGGACCGGCGTATCGTTTACCGGCAGATCGTCACCGGCGATATAAACCCGACCGAAATGTGGTGCCTCGAGGATGCGCAGAAGCGCCTCGCCAAAATGCCGATCGTGGTCGACTATGCCACGGGCCTGACGCTGCCGGAAATCGCGGCCAGGATCCGCTCCGAAAAGACGAAGATGGACAAGGACGGCGTCAAGCTGGGCGTCGTCATCATCGATTATCTGCAGCTCGTCCAGGTGGCCGAGCGCTACCGCGGCAACCGCACCTATGAGCTCGCGGAGATTACCGCGGGCCTGAAGAAGCTCGCCAAGGACGAGAACATCGGCATCGTCGCCTTGTCGCAACTCACCCGCGCCAGTGCCGGCTATGAGCGCAAGGACAAGCGGCCGAACCTCACCGATCTGCGCGACAGCGGCGCGCTCGAGGCTGACGCGGACGTCGTCGTCTTCATTCATCGCGAGTCCTACTACCTCGCCAATTCGCCCGAGTACCGCAACGGAGACGAGGAGGCGGTGCAGAAGTTTCTCGACACCCAAAACGAGGCGGAGCTGCTGATCGCGAAAACACGGCTCGGCGCAACCAAGCAGGTGAAGATTTGGTGCGACGTCGGCTGCTCGACGTTTGCTGCGCAGGCGAGAGGGGAGGGGATGTTCTGATGGCTTCGCCAGATCCCGTCTCAAAACTTCCGGCAGTCGTCAGATCGCAGCAAGCTCATGCAGCGGCCATGCGGCGTCCGATGCTGGGCGTCAGGATGGTAGGGGACCCGCGTTTCGATGATGCTGAAAACGATCTCATCGCCGATCTTCTGACGCGGCGAGCGGTCCAATATGCTACCGCAATGCTCCGCCGGGACGGTCGCCTAGGCGACAATCTCCGCGAGGTCGATGCGGAATTCGCTCCGCCAGCGACGGTCTTGTTTTTTCGCGCCGATAAATCACGCACCAAGCTTGCCGAATTCACCGTGCCCGAGCGGGTGATGAGCTTTGACCCTACGGGGGGTGCCCCGTGACCCTTCACCCTCCTTCGAACCAAAATGCCGAGTTTCTCAGCGCCCTGAGCCTTGAAACCGGCAAGTCGCCGGCTCCTGTTCGCAAAGCGGCTGCCGCCCTCGCCGTTGTACCGTCACCGGCACCCGATGTGGTTCTTGGAGAGGCCGATACGGGCGGCGCGGTTGGCTTTGATCTCTCTGCCTTGATCGAGGGCCGTCTTCTTATTCAAGGCGTCTCGGGCGCCGGCAAGTCCTGGACCCTGCGCAGGCTGCTCGAGCAAAGCGCCGGCCGCGTGCAGCAGATCATCATCGATCCGGAAGGCGAATTCAGCACCTTGGCTGAGCCGCTTGGGCTGACCAGGCTCGATGCCGCCAAGCTCCTCGGCATGGACAACAAGACCATCTGCACCTGGTGCATCGCCGGCGACCTGAAGGCCACCAAACGCGGCACGAAGCGGCTGGTGCAGCAGGGTGGCGACACCTGGTCGATCCAGCCTGCTGATCTCCGCGCCTTCGTCATCGACAATCTCGAGCGCATCGATATCCGCAAGGTAGAGAAGTTCTCTTTTGTGGCGCTGATCGCTGATGGGACAGGCGCGAAGGATAAGGGCTCCCTTAAGCAGAGGGATAACCCTGATGGCTAAAACTGCGCTTCAAAAGCAGCCTTGGATGAAGTTTTACCTGGCCGATTGGCGTGCTGATCCTCGCCTCAAGTCTTGCTCCTTAGCGGCTCGTGGGCTGTGGATTGAGATGCTGTGCGTGATGCACGAAGCCACGCCCCGCGGGTCGCTGCTTGTGAACGGAAATCCTATCCCAGCAAAACAGCTTGCAGGCCTCGTTGGCGCATCAGTCAAGGAAGTTGCCGGACTTCTCGAAGAGCTTGAAACGGCTGGCGTCTTCAGTCGTGACGAAGACAGCGTGATCTATAGCCGGCGCATGCGAAGAGACGACGAGAAGGCCGAGAAAGCGCGAGAGTTTGGTTCGCAGGGTGGTAACCCAAGACTTAAGGCCAAGGATAACGACCGCCTTAAGGTCAGCGATAAGGTGCAGGATAACGGGAGGGTTAACCCTACAGATAAGCCCTCGCGCGCGCGCGTCCCAGAAGCCAGAAGCCAGATACTAGAAGAAGCTGCTAACGCAGCTTCTAGCCGCGCGCCAATTGATAAGGATTTTCTCAAGAAGGTCGAAGATGCCTGCCGTCGAGCACTCGGAGAGGCCGCGCCAGCCGATGCCGTCATAGGTCCGATAGCCCTTGTCGCTGAGAGACACACCCTGGCCAGGGTAATCATCTGCCTGCAAAGCGAAGCGCGGCGGCCGCGTAAGTCGCCAATCCGAACCTGGCAGCTCTGGGCGGACATCGTCGATGAGCAGCTATCGCGCACCCCATCGCAAGGCAATGGCTCAACCGCACCTGCGCCCAAACCCAAACCCAAATACGAGCGCACGACCTTCATGGACGGCTTTAGGCCGCTGGTGACCGACGCAAACCTACTCGTGCACATCGAGCGATTTTTCCGAGACGGAACGTGGATTTTCGAGAGCCCGCCACCGGGTGAACCTGGGTGCAAGGTGCCTGCGGATTTGCTCGAGGGATTGGAGAGGATTTGAGATGCAGCCGGTTTCTAGCGTCGAGAAAAAGTTGATGACCGCCGCACAGTCAATGCACTGCGTGGTGGCGATGATCATGGAAGGCAAGCGCTGCTCGGAAATTGTTGCGCTGAATGACCTCTATGCGGAGGTGTTTTCGGGACAATTGTGGCTGACCGGTTCGGAGCGAGAGCTGGCGCTGCAGCTGATCGACGCGCGGATCACGAGGGTGCGTAGAGGGGAGCCGCCCTGATGCGCGCTGCCTTGAACCGGCGCGACGTGTGGCTTGCGGAAACGCTGCGCTGCCATCGTTGCAGAAGCGAGCAAGTCCGTGAGATAACTATGATTCGAGGCCGTCGTACGTTTCGTGTGTTGATCATCAGAGTGCCAACGAACGGGGGTTCTGGGAATGGCGGCGGTGGAAACAAAATCTAGCGAGTGGAGCGATGAGCAGATCGCGAAGCTTGGGTTCTTGGTCGGACGCGGCAAAACAGCGAAGCAGATTGCAATCGACATGCAGCTGTCGGAGACTGCGGTCTACAAGCGGGCCCATCGCTTCGGTCTTCGCTTCCGCGATGTGCCGAACGAGATCGTCGTCAATCTGCCGCCGGCTGAGTTTGCATCGCTTGTCGCGCGTGCTGCGCAGTATCGGTTATCGGTTACCGAGGCGTCGACGAAGGTGCTGAGTGTTTGCGCGGTCGAACCATACATGATGGGGAACATCATCGATGAGTGAAACGGTTTTTCTCTTGCTGCCGCCGGTTTGCGGTCTGATTGGATTTTTGGGCGCGATTGCTTTCTGCAAGTGGACGCTGCCCCTTGACTAACGCACGAGGAGTCGCGCTGATGCTCAACGATTCGAGCGACGAGCGGATTAACAATTACGGCACCTATCGCCGCGAGCAGCGGCGCTACGGGCCCGGCGACGCACCACCGCCGAAGCGCGAGCATGATCGCGAACAACCCGAGATCTTCGACGATCCAATTCCCGTTAGGTGGACCGGCAGGCACGTAGGGCGTCGCCTGGTCGATGCCTTCAACGTTTTGCACCGCATGCCGCCCTTGCAGCGGCCAAAGGATCCAGGAGGCAACTGGCCGCCCCACGGCTACAGCAAGGACGATCTCGGTGGATGGTCAGATCAGGACAAAAACGACGCGCTTATGAGGACCGTGTTGAAGCCGACACGCGCGGAAATTACGCGCATGGAAGGCGCGCTTGAGTGGCTCCGCTGGCTCAAAACTAACGATGCGGGCATGGCGCTGCAGCTCATGTTTTGGGCCAACACCGTCGCCCGGCACCGCAAGATCGAGCGCATGTGTATCGAGAAAAAGTGGTGTCGCGCGGTGTTCTATCGGCGCATCCACCGGGCCAAGGATTGGATCGCGCGCCAACTCAACGGACGACACGCTCCGGTTTACTAACACCCCCAATTGGACAGATTTGTCTCCGGGGCTTGGCCAAATGTCCAATTGGTCTGGCGGTCGGGGGGATTGACGGAGACAGTTGGTTACAGCTACACCCGCGCAGGTGATGGGCCCACTGCGCCCGCCGCCCAAATCCCCCAAAATTCAAAGTTTCGAGCGGGCCTTACGGCGCGTCGTATGCAGCCCCCCCAGCCGCGACGTCCCGCCGCTCGAAAGCCTTTCACCGCTTCTCCCGAAACCGTGTCCGCAATGAATGTCGTGAAGCTGCCGCCTATTGCTCCGCCCAAAAATCCATCGGACGAAGGTTGGAACGCCTACGTGCGCGATTGTGAGGACGCGGGTCCAGGGCTCAAAACATTCGAGCAATCTCAGGCAACATGCCCTTATCCGCTTTGGCGATTTCTGTCTCGCGCAAAATGGTTCGATGGCTGGCATGAAGCGCGTGAATTCGACGCTCAGGAGAACGGGTGAGCCATGCTCAAGTCGGCTGACACCGCTCCGCATGACGGCTCGACATTCTGGGCTTATTGGCTCGACAAAGATCCGCCGCGTCGCTTCGTGAAGTGGAACGACAAGGCTGATCCGGGAATGAAAGATCCTGACGGTAACGTGGTCGCACCGCCGCTCGCTGTTGGATGGATCACGCAGGACAGCGACGATGTAATGGACATCGACAGCTTTTCGTTCTGGGGTCCTCCGAACTTCCTCCTCGACTACCGAAATCCGCTTCCGAACTCGAACGCATTTGTGCCTTCCCTCGACCAAGCGGTGCTCGCGCGTCTGTCGTACAAGCTCCAGGAAGTAGGCTATGCCGGGAGCTATATTTTTGAGTGTCTAATCCCCGAGGGCGGACCCGTAGACATCGAGCGGACCTTAGACAAAATTGTCGGCTACATTACCGGCGCGTCTCATCTCCCAAAGCTCGACCCGGCCAAACCTTGGGAACGCTTGGAGCAATGATGCTCGCGGCGGCGCTCTACGTGTTTCTCGCCTATCGCACTGCGGCGATGACCGGCGATCCAGTGTATCACGTCCACAATCTGACGATGCCGGAATGTCAGGCCGACAAGGCTCTCGGTGAGCAGATCTGGCGGGAGCATTTCTCCGACCATCCGCATCCGGGGTTCGTTTGCCGGCCTGAAGACAGTCTTAAACCGAGGGAGGGCCAGTGATGTTGATCCTTTCCACGGTTTGGTTTCTCGTCTTGCAGGTCGTCTGCGGCTGCCAATCCTGCAACCCGGTTCGCGACGTGAAGATCGAGATGCCATCGTTGCAGACCTGCCAGCAGATTTCAGCCCATGCTGGCTACAACGCGCAATGCGAGCTCATCTCCCGCTAACGACATCTCACCCTCAAAACCAGGAGTGAAACCCAATGGTGGACCTGAAGCAATCACCTCGCCAAACTGTACACGATGCGATTTCCGCTTACGCCAAGGACAAGGGCCTATTCGAGCAATGGGGCGCGCACATCGATGTCTTGAGCGACAAGGTCATCGAGGCCCTTAAGGCCCGCGGCTACCGTCCGCCGGAAGATCGCGGCCCTGGCAATCTTGGCTAGGTCGAGGATCACAGCGTGATGCTCACGAGGCAGCCGCCGGCAGCGATGGTCGCCGAGTTTGACGATCTGTGCGCCAAGCACGCCATCCTGCTGTTGAAGCGCCGCGCCTCGAAGGACCTCTATGAGCGCGCGGTGATGCTCGACGATTCCTTCGACGTATTCGGTCGCGCAGTCGAGCTCTTTTGCAAAATTGGCATCGCCGCCGGCGCCGACCAAGTCTGATCATCATGAGCAAAGTGAAAGACCCAGCGCGCCGGGCGCAAGCCCCGAAAAGCACAGGCAGGCTTCCGCATCAGCCTGATGACCAATCGCGCAGATTCGTCAACGCAATGGCGCAAGTCGGGATTAAGCAAGAGGACATCGGCAAGGTCGTCGGCATTTCGCACGCCACGCTTGAAAAGCACTATCGGCAGGAGCTCGATACCGCGCTGACTAAGGCGCTCAGCCTCGTTGGCCAAAGTGTGCTCATGCAGGCGCTCGGCGGCCCGCCGTCCGCGGATGGCAAGATCAATTGGAAACAAGCCGTTCCATCCATGGCTATCTGGTTCGAAAAGACGCGGGGCGGCCTCAAGGAAATTATCGGGCATGAGCATACCGGCAAGGACGGTGCGCCGGTCGCCCAAATAACAGAAATGCGCGTGGTCTTCGTCGATGCCGGACATCACCGTACCGAGTGCCTTCCGCTTCCTCTACCAAGGTAAGGCTCGGTATCGCGCGGCCTACGGCGGCCGGGGCTCCGCAAAATCGCACAGCTTCGCTCAGGCGCTGGTCATCAAGGCCCGCCAAGCGCCGCTTCGAATACTCTGCGCTCGCGAGATCCAGAAATCGATCAAGGACAGCGTCAAGCGCCTGATCGACGACAAGATCGAAGCTTGCGGGCTGTCATCATTTTTTGAAAGCCTCGACACCGAGATCAGGGGGCAAAACGGCTCAATTTTCCTGTTCGCGGGGCTGAGGACCAACCCTGACAGCATCAAGTCGATGGAAGGCCTGGGCATCGCCTGGATCGAAGAGGCGAGCACGGTCTCTCAGCGAAGCCTCGATCTTCTGACCCCGACCCTTCGACTGCCCGACAGCGAAATATGGGCCACGTGGAATCCGCGCTTTCCGACAGATCCGATCGACGCCATGTTTCGCGGGGGCTCGCCACCGCCGAACACCCTCGTGAAGCAGGTCAGCTGCGAAGATAACCCCTGGTTCCCGGACGTCTTGCGCACGGACATGGAGTGGGATCGCGGCCGCGATCCCGAAAAGTACGCCCACGTCTGGCTAGGCGAGTATCTGCGGAATTCTGAAGCGAGGGTCTTCCGCAACTGGCGCGTCGAATCCTTCGAGACGCCTGACAACGCCAGGTTTTACTACGGCGCCGATTGGGGCTTCTCCGTAGACCCGACGGTTTTGGTGCGCTGCTGGATTGATGATCGCACCCTCTACGTCGATAAAGAGGTCTACCAGGTCGGTTGCGAGATCGACCGAACGCCGGCGCTGTTCGACAAGATGCCAGGCTCAAGACTGTGGCCGATCCGTGCAGACAGCGCTTCGCCGCAGACGATCAGCTACATGCAGCGCCACGGCTTTCCCAAGATAGTGCAAGCCACAAAGGGGCCAAATTCGGTTGAGGAGGGGGTTAATTTCCTTAAATCGTACGACATCGTCGTGCATCCAGAATGCAAGCACACGATCGATGAACTGACCCTCTACTCCTACGAGGTCGACAAGCTTACCGACGAGGTGCTGCCGATCCTTCAAGACAAGTCGAATCACTGCATTGACGCGCTACGCTATGCGGTCGAGCTGGTGCGCTGTGCAGTGCACGCCCCGAAAATCGTCGTCCCCATTGTCGTGGGCCATCCGCGGCACAATCCTTTTGCTTAGCCACGGATAGCCTATGGCCGCCGATCCATATGCAGATTCGTCTGGCTGGTCGGCGGTTCCGCAGCTCACGTCAGGGATGAGCTTTCGGGATTATGGCAGCTACGGCCTACGTCAATACTCAGGCTGGGTCCGTGAAGAATTCCTGCCCGAGCTCGTCGGGCGGAACGGCGCCGGCGTCTACCGGGAAATGGCGGATAACAATCCGACCATCGGTGCCATTCTCTTCGCCATCAAGCAGGCAGTGCGCGAGATCGAGTGGCGCGTCGAAGCCGCGAGCGACAAGCCCGAGGCCAAAGCCGAAGCGGAGTTCGTCGAGTCGTTGATGAGCGACATGTCCCATACGTGGGACGACTTCGTGGTCGAAGCGCTCTCGATGCTCCAATACGGCTATGCGCCTCTGGAGATCGTCTACAAGCGTCGGCATGGCGATCGGCCGGAAAGCCGCCCTGGCCCAAAGCCCAGCAAGGACATGCCGTCGAGCAAGTTCACCGACGGCAGGATAGGATGGCGCCGGCTGCCGCTGCGCGGCCAAGACACCGTCATCAAGTGGTTCTTCGACGACAATGGCCAGGTTCGCGGTCTCACGCAGCAACCGTGGGTCGGGCAGCTGATCGATATTCCGATCGAAAAGATGCTGCTGTTCCGGCCGACGCTGCACAAGAACAACCCCGAAGGCTATTCGATCCTTCGCACGTCGTATCGGCCCTACTACTTCACCAAACGCCTCGAAGAGCAAGAGGCAATCATGGTGGAGCGATTCAACGGGCTCCCGGTCATCTACATTCCGAACGAGGTGATCGAAAAGGCGGCCGCGGGCGACAAAATAGCGATGAAGGCGCTCGACGCCTATAAGCAGATTGTCACTAACCTGCGCATCGACGAACAGATGGGCGCGGTTCTGCCTTCGGACGTTTACGTCGATCCGAGCACCGGCAAGCCTACCGCGACACGCATGTACCAGCTCGAGCTGGTGACACCGAACAGCGGCGGCAAGGCAGGCGGCGGTGACGCCGACAAGATCATCAGCCGCTACAAGCTCGACATGATGATGACGGTCCTCGCCGATTTCATCCAGCTCGGACATGAGGTGCGCGGGACCAACAATCTCGCAGTCACCAAGGTCGACATGTTCTACAGCGCCGTGCAGGGGTGGAGCGGCAGTGTCGCTGACGTCCTAAATCGCTACGGCATTCCGCGGATCTGGCGAATGAACCGCCTCGATCGCGATCTGATGCCTGAATTGCATCCAGATCTGCCGCAGCGCCTCGACCTCGACGGCCTCGGCGGCTTTGTTGCCAACATGGCAGCGGCAGGCATGCCTCTATTCCCCGATGATGAACTGCAAGAATTCCTGCGCGAAGCTGCGGGGATGCCTGAGATGACCAGCAAGGACGCCGTGGCGCTGGCTCAGCGTGGCGGCACGGATGCGGTCAAAAAGATGCTGCTCGGCGCCATGGCTCGAAAGATCAAAAAAATGCGCGAAGAGAAGGTCGCCGCATGATGGTTACGAAGCAGCCGCCGGCAGCGCCGGTCGCCGAGTTCGATGACCTCTGCGCTAGGCATGCCATCCTATTGCTTAAACGGCGCAAGTCGAAGGACCTCTACGAGCGTGCGGTGATGCTCGACGATTCCTTCGAAATGTTCGGTCGTCTGATCGACCTTTACCTCAAAATTCGCATCGCTGCCGGGGCCGACTCCGCATGACGAACGACGAATACATTGCGGCAAACTGGCCGAAATTGTCTCCCAAATTCCGCGAGGCTCACAATCGCCTGCGGCGCATGAAGGGCATGTCGTCAATCCCCGAGCCAAGGATCGATCTTTACGTTCCGCCGCGCGGGCCGAGCGCCAAACCTTTCGACTTCAACAGTCCCGAGTTTCTTGGCGCCGCACGCGAGTTTATGGGCCCGCGCATGATGGGCGGAGGGCCAGAAGGCTTCACCATCAACGGCAACCCGGTCAAGTAGAGAGAGCCATGCCCGCGCTGCTGTTTAAGGACGTCACGGCTGCTGGCGTCCACGCCGAAACCGCTCTCGGCAATGACCGCGCACGCCCCAGGAAGCCAGACGATGCTGGCGATAACGATTCCGATTTCGAGACGAATGTCGACGTCGTCAAGGTCGACGAAAGCCACGGCCTGGTGCTCGGCTTTGCGATCATCTGCAAGAGGGATGGCGCCGACTACGTTGATTTGCAGGGCGACGTCATTCCAGAGGACGCGATGCTCGCGGCTGCTGTCGACTTTATGTCGAATGCTCGCATGGCCAAGGAAATGCACGCTGGAGAGCAGAAGGGCATCATCCTGTTTGCTATGCCACTGACAACGGACATCGCAAAAGCCTTCGGTATCGAGACGAAAACCACAGGTTTAATGATTGCGATGCAACCAAATGACGCTGCAATCCTCGCCAAGTTCCGCTCAGGAGAGTACTCTGGGTTCAGTATTGGCGGGAAAATTATAGCATCGGAGGATGTCGCGGGTTGAAAGGGCGTCCACGCATCGATCTTTGCGGGCATCGGTTTGGTCGATGGCTAGTCACTGGGCCTGCCGGGATCAACCCGCGTGGCGCAGTGGTCTGGGCATGCAGATGCGATTGTGGCCAGACACGGGTGCTTGAATCACACGTTCTAAGAGCTGGCAAATCTCGTTCTTGCGGATGTTTTGCTCTGGACAATCCAAGTCAACTCACACATGGGCACGCCCGAAGGGGTGCGAAGTCGCCGACATACCTATCCTGGCGAGCAATGCAGATCCGCTGCACCGATCATTCGCACCCTGCGTGGTTGCGTTACGGCGGTCGCGGCATCACAGTCTGTTCTAGATGGGATTTGTTTGACAATTTCCTCGCCGACATGGGCGAGCGTCCAGCGGGGCGCACTTTGGAGCGCGTGGACAACGGCGGCAATTACGAACCCGGGAACTGCTGCTGGGCGACCCCGAAGGAACAAGCGAATAATCGTCGCAAACCTACAGGTCACGCGCATGGCTCCGCACCGCCGATTTAAGAGCTTTATGATCGACGAGATCTCTGCGGTCGATCGGCCTGCGCAGGCTCACGCAAGGATGGCCATCATGAAACGCGCGGACCCTGACAGCTCACCGCTCGACGGCATGAGCAGCGAAGAGATCGAGGCGCTCGCCAAGGCCGTTGAAGCGCGCCTTTACGACGAAGCCTTCATTGGCAAGCGGGAATTCAGCGCCGAACAGCGCCGCGAAGACGCCAAGAGTGGCGCGGCTATGCCCGACGGTTCGTTTCCCATCTCCAACGCTGGCGATCTCGCCAATGCTATGCGCCTGGCTGGGCACGCCAAGGACCCAGCGAAAGCTCGCGCCCATATCAAGGCCCGCGCGAAAGCACTCGGCCTCGCCGACAAACTGAGCGATGCCTACAAGAGCGAGGGCGGCCTTATCGCCAAGCTCAAAGAGTTTCTGAAAACCGTAGCGCCCGGAAATGGCGCTGAAGACGAGGACACGGAGCCCCAAATGTCCACAGCAGTGAAAAAGGCGCTCGGCCTCGCCGATAGCGCGACCGAAGAGGAAGTCTTGAAGGTGGTTACCAAGCTCGCCAAAACCGAGCTGTCCGACAAGGACAAGGAAATCGCAAAGCTTGCTCTTGAGAACGAGATTCTCAAAGCCGACATGAGCGACGACGAAAAGAAGCACCATGACGCGTTGCCAGACGACGCCGCTCGCAAGGCTTTCCGGACGCTGCCGAAAGACGATCGCGCCAAGCTGGTGAAGAAGGCCGAGCCCGAAGTCTCGCCTGAGCTCAAGAAGGTTCAGGACGAAAACGCGGACCTGAAGAAGCGCCTCGAAGCCGTCGAGACTGATCGCGAGATCGCGAAGTTCGCGAAGCGCGCTGAAGACATGGGCCTTCCCGCGACGCAAGGCGAAGTGTTGCGCAAAGCTGTCGCCGGCGCCAAGGATCCGGCTGCTGTCGAAGCCATCATCAAGATGCTCAGCGACAACATCGCTTTGGCCAACGAGGGCGGCGTCTTCAAGGAATTCGGCAGCGCGCAGGGTAAGACAGGTGACGCGCTGGACCAGCTCAATGCTAAGGCCGAGGAACTGCGCAAGAAAGATCCGAAACTCACCTCCGAGCAGGCCTTCGTCAAGGTCTACGCGGACCCGGCGAACGCAAAGCTTGTGCGCGAGGAGCGTAACGCCAACCGACCGCGCGCGAACTAAGCAGCGGCATCAATCCTTCCCATTTAGCGGGCGCCTTCGGGCGCCTTTTTCTTTGGAGCTTCCAAAATGGCAACCGAAGGCCCCCTTCTGAAGGACGGCGCGCAATGCGTAGCCGCCGCGAACTATTGGAACCCTGCGTCGGCCCTTGATGGCCCGAACGGCTCTGGGCAGTTCCTCGCCGTTTACGTCAGCGCAGCGCGTACTGTGGCCGCTGTCGCCACCGAAGGCGTCGCCATGTACGGCATTCTGCAGAACACGCCCGCCTTGGGCCAGGCTGCGGACGTCGCGATCGTCGGCGTCTCAAAGATGGTCGCCGGCGCGGCAATCACCGCTGGCGCCGAACTCATGACCGACGCCAACGGACGCCTGATCGCGTGGGTTGGTGGCAGCGACTACGTGAAGGTCGGCCGCGCGCTTGAAGCAGCGGGCGCAGCCAACGACATCTTCACCGGTATCATCTACCCGGCCCCGGTTGCGGGTGGCCTGACCTAAGCTCTCAAAACAACCGGCCTCGCCGCTGTGACACACCTCCACGGCGCGAGGCCGCACGTGAACACGTGCAAAACGAGGTGGCATCTAGCCTTCGCATAGACAGGCTATGTCATTTGATAATAGGAGGCTATTTTGCCGCAACCTACCGTCCAGCAGGTCCACGTACAAGCCGCACTCACGATGATTGCGACCGCGTACCTTCAGGACCAGAAAAACTACGTGGCCGATCAGGTGTTCCCTGTTGTGCCCGTCGAACATCAGTCCGACAAATACTTCGCCTTCTCGAAGGACGATTTCTTCCGCGATGAGGCGCAACAACGCGCTGATACTGCGGAATCGGCCGGCGGCGGCTTCAACCTCACGTCGAACAGCAGCTATTCGGCGGATGTGTGGGCTTTCCACAAGGACCTCGGCGAGCAGACGCGGCGCAATGCAGACCCAGCTGTCGACATGGATATGGCGACGACAAAGTTCTGCATGCAGAAGCTGCTAATCCGCAAGGATCGGTTCTTCGCAACGACCTACCTGAAGACCGGCCTTTGGGGTACGGACAACGTCGGCACTGCCGGCGGGACGCCGGGCACCACCACGCCGGCCTTCTGGAATGACGACGCCAACGGCGATCCCTTCACCGATATCGCAGTCGGTCAAACGACCATCCTGCAGAACACCGGTTTTGAGGCGAATACCCTCCTCATGACCTTCCCGGTCTATCAGGCGCTCAGGAAGCACCCGCTCGTCGTCGATCGTATCAAGTATACGACCCGCGCCGACGCTTCGAAAATCACCCCGGAACTTATGGCCGGCGCCTTCGACGTCGACCGCGTCCTCGTTTCCAAGGCCGTCTACAACTCGGCTCAGGAAGGCGCGACGGGCTCCTACAGCTTCATCGCGGGCAAAAACGCGCTGCTGTGCCATGTTGCACCGGAGCCGGGCATTATGATCCCGAGCGCCGGCTACGTGTTCGCATGGTCGGGCTTCACCGGCATGAACACCATGGGCGTGCGCGTGTCGCAGATCCCGATGCCCTGGCTCGGTCTCGGGACGGTGCGCACCGAGGGCGAGATGGCCTTCGACATGCAGGCGATCGGCACCGACCTCGGATATTATTTCAGCGGCATCGTTCAGTAAGAGCGATTACGCAAAACAGAGCGGCGCGCTCGTCCCCCCAGGCGCGCCGCTTTTGAATTCTTCAAGAGCGGAGCAGGACAGCTCTGTTGCTGAAGGATCCAATAAAGACGGAGATCGTCATGCTTGCCATTGCGGATGAAGACATCGGCGGCGGCCGCGTGCGGATGCTGTTCCAGGGGGGCAAGTACCGTGCAGGCATGCAGCTCACCGCCGATGAAGTGCTCGGCATGAAGAACAAGGCTGCGCTGATCGAGCAGGGCTACATCGAAATCTATCCGAAGGCCCCAATCGAAGACGTCGGCGATTGCCACATCGTCCATCTCGGCGGCGGCAAATACGACGTCATCAAGGGCCGGCGCCTCAACGAGGACGGTCCACTTACGAAAGACGAGGCAGAAGACCTCGCCACGCGGCCGGGCTGAGGCGCGCACTTCTTCCGCCCTAACGAGAATTTGCCATGAACATTTACGACAAGACCGTCGCCGGCGTCGGCGAAACCAAGACCATCAATGGTTCGCTCATCCTTTTATTGAACAACCTCGCCGCTGAGATTCGCGGCGTTGCCGGCAATCAAGACGCTACGCTAGGCCTCGCTGATATGGTGGCAAGCGAAGCCCCGCGGCTTTCCGCGACGATCCTGGCGAACACGCCGATGATTGAGGCAACGCCTCCTGTCCATCCAATGCCGGACTCAGCCGGGGGTCATGCCGATCACCTCGACGTCTCATCGATGACCGGCAAGCCCGAAGAGATCGCGAGCTGGCAGAAAGAGCATCCCGAGGTCCACGAGATCGACCGTGACGCGCACGCGGATGGCACTGTCACCGCATATTTCCGCCCGCTGCCCAAAGGGGCAGAACCGAAGGCCTGACCGTTCAGTGCCGCCGGGTTGACATATAAATCAACCCGGCAACGCCAAAATTCAAAGACAATGATTGGAGATCGTCATGGCCACAGGCTTCGCCACCAGGTTTCAGGGTAAGGTCAAAGCGGCCGCCCTCTGGTTGGGTAGCGGCGGCATCGTTGATGCCGTCTCAGGGATCGCCGGCAACGTGCGTGTCGCGCAGCGGATTTCCGCGACAGTCACAGCCGTGGCCAATACCGACCTTCCTCCGCTATCAATCCCGCCTGGTGCGACGATCCTCGGCATTACCGCCTATACGACCACGGCCTTTACCGCCGGCACTGACGCGAAACTCGAGGCGGGCATTTCGGCTGGAGATGCGACTTACGTCGCGGCTACCTCGATCAAGGCGCTCGGCGTGGTGGCGATGACGCTGGCCTCGGCGACGCTTGCCGCCATGGGAGCGACGCTTCCGAACCTGTTCATTCGCATTGTACAATCAGGCACGCCCACGGCAGTCGGGGCCGCAACGATCGTGGTCGAATATCTGATACCGTAAAAGGCAATTGGCCAATCGGAGACGGAACAATGAAGCGCGTTGCCGCTCTTGGTCTGGCCCTCGGGCTTTGGGCGGCGATTGCGCTCCCTGCATGGGCGACCGCGCTTCTCAACACGCCGGTCGCGACGGCAGTGAGCGCGCAGCTATCGCCGACGTTTCAGTTGCAGCCCCAGGCCGGGCCGGTGCTGCCGAGCGCTGTCGTGCTGCAGGGGACCTTCACTTACGGCTCGGGCGGTACATCCGCCGACGCCTACGTGCAAACCTCGCTCGATGGCGGCACCACTTGGATTGACGTCGCCGATTTTCATTTCACCACCGCCTCGGCGCGCTTTGCCTACAACCTGAATTCTTCGACTTCGGTGACGACCGAATACACGCCGTCTGATGGGTCGCTTTCGGCAAACACCGCCAAAGACGGCATCGTGGGGCCGCTCTGGCGTGTCAAATACACGACCGTCGGGACCTACGCCGCTTCGACGAAGCTCCGCGTCGACATGTTCGCCAATGGCTTGACGGCGTCCTCGCCGTAAGGGGCGCCGATGACTTGGTCCTATTCTCCGTTCAAGATTGCGACGTGTCCGAAGGACCAGGTACGGCTCCTCATCGGCGACGTGCTCGAAAATCACCCGCAGATCCAAGACGAAGAAATTTCGTTTCTGTTGACGGTGCGCGCGACGATCTACGGTGCCGCCGCGGAGTGTTGCTTGGCGCTCGCTGCGAAATTCTCGCGCAGTGTCGACGTGCAAGCGGGGACATCAAAATTTGCCTATAGCCAGCTCGCCAAGGCTTACACGACCAAGGCGGCCTATTTTAACGCCAAGGCAGCGGCGGGCGGTTCCGCGCTTCCCTATGCTGGCGGCATCAGCATTTCCGACAAGCAGCAGCAGGAACTCAACACTGATCGCGTACCGCCGCAGTTCAACATCGGCATGGACGACGATTACCTGCCCGTGGCACCTGCCGGGAACGAGTCCGAAGGTGAAGGCAGCCAGTGACCTACACGTGGGAAACTGGTGCTCTCGATCTTCCATGGGAGACGGGCCTTTTTCCGCGCATGATCGCGGTGCATCGTTCAAAGACGGTTGCAGTCAGCGGCGGCGTGCAGCAAATCGGCAATGTCGGTTATAGCGGCCGCGAGGAGTCGACCAGCCCAAGCGATCCCGAAGGCGAGATCGTCCTATTCACCGGCATCTCGGCCTCGATCGAGGCGGTAGCAATCGGCAGGACGAGAGGCGGTATCGTTCCTGCTGACGCTGCAGAGAAGCCGCAATGGCGCATCCTCGTGCCCGTTGCCAATCTCGCGCAATATTCAGTGCGCGACCGCGACATCATCGTCGATGATGAGGCCTATCGCTATATCGTCGTTCAAGCCTGGTTCACCCCGCTTGGCTATCAGCTTGCGTGCATTCGCCTGGAGGCCTGAGCCTTGGCAGACCTCAGCGACGTCACCGCCTATCTCGCGCAGGCGGCGAGCGGGGCTGTCTATCCATCGGGCACGTCGCAGCCAAGCGTCGTCTCGATGGACGTGCGGATCTTCGAAGGCTGGCCGATCCCGGAGCAGCTCGATCTCGACATCGGCGGCAAGATCCTTTCCGGCAATCCGCCTGAGCCGATTGCGCGCGCCGGTGGTCCTTGCTGCAACGTCTCGATCTTTCCGATGCCCGGGGCGACCGCAACCCCGTATCAGGTCCTCGACAACACGTTCGTGCTGCAAGCGCCGGTTTTCGGCATGTCGGCGTCGATCAGTGGCAACATGGTCACCATAACCGGTGAGCCTAACCCTAACGAATTCCTGACGATCGTCGCCGACGGAAAGTACATCTATTCCGAGCCCGGTGCGAACACCGCAGCGATCCTCGAGGCTCTCGCGACAGCAATAGCCGCCAATTACCCGAGCGTCTCCTACACCGCGACCACGATCACCGTGCCGGTGGTGAAGACGCTGACGGCGCGCATCGGTGGCGTCGGCTTGCTCGCCAAAGTCACACATCGCCAGCGCCAAGGGATCATGGTGACGGCCTGGGCACCGAGCCCGAGCGTCAGAAGCGCTCTCGCCGCGGCGATCGACGTCGCGGTGAAGTCGCAGCTGATCGCTGAAATGCCCGACACGACGCAGGCGCTTGTCGTCTATTCCGGCGCGCAGCAAAGCGACGACAACCAGAACGTCGCGATCTATCGCCGCGATCTCATGTACCAAGTCGAATATGCGACGATCGAGCAGTTCAAAGGCGTCGTCATCACCTCGGTATCGAACACCATCTCGCCGCTGGATCCGACTGATCTCTCCGAATTGCCAGAAGGCGTCGCCATAACTTGAGGTCGAACTCATGGGTTACAAACTTATCGTCCGGCATCCCTTCAAGAAATTCGTGAAGGGTCAGGTCATCACCGATCCGACGGAAGTCGCGCGCCTATCTGGCAGCCACGAAAAGTTTGTCATTCGCGTCGCGCTCAGCGCTGAAGAAGAGGCGGAAGCCGAAGCCGCGCGCAAAGCCAAGGACGTTGTGGTCAAGGACAAAGCGCCAGAACCGCCGCCGCTCGATGATTCAGCCGCTCCCATGAAGCGAGGCGGCTAAGCCGCGTATAGGCGACGCCACTCGAGCCATTCGTCCATCGTCTTGCGGCCCTTTGATCGGTTGCAGGTCGGACAAAGAAGCTGAAGATTATCCGGCCAGTTTGTTCCGCCACGGGCGAGCGGCCTCACATGATCAACGTGAAAATTCTCGGCGATATCCGACGGGCAAGCAGCGCATATGGCCTTTTGCGATGCGAGCAGAGCGATGATGTCGGGTTTCGTAAACTTGCCTTCCGCCGCGCGGCGCTTCGCTTTGGCGGCGCGCACATGCAGCGATGAGGCGGCTTTATTTCGGTGCCGCCATGCGCGCGTGTCCGCAGTGCGCTGGGCTTTATGCTTCTGGAAACTCTTGCTGAGCACCTCGCGATGACGGCTCGTCGGCTTGGCACGCAATAGACGCTTTTGCGCCGCCCGTTCACCTTTGTCGCGTTTCTGCCTCGACGCCTTCACTCGATCAGGGTGTGCACGCCGATAATTGCGCTGATGATCGCGCATGTAGTCGCGCCGACGATCTCGTTCCTTTGACGATGCGGCCTTGAGCCGACTGCATTCGACGCAGCCGTGGTCCGAAACACGTCGCTCTGCGATGTGGCCGCGGCTGCACGCCAAGCCAGTGAAATAGCGAACCAGACTCAACTCTTTCGCGGTCGCGCGGGAGATCACGTCCATGCGCGGATTGTAGTTCGCGCCAGGGCCGGAGGGAAGATCGCATGCCTGTATTCCTCGACGGTCAACAGAATTTGGCCGCTCTCACCGTGCCCGGGGTGTATGGTGATATCATCCTCCCGACTCCACTGCTGCTTGGCACGCCGACCAACATCGAAGGCCTCGTCGGCGTCGGCTCTTGGGGTCCCACAAACTTTCTGATTGCAGTTTCGGATCCGACCAGCGCAGCGCTTGCTGTCGGTCCCCCGGTGATCCGCACCTATGACATGTCGACCTATGTGTCGGCAGCGAGCCAGGTTGGCGGCGCGATCGCTTTCTACTTGGTGCGCGTGACCGACGGGACCGACGTCGCGGCTTCCGGCCAACTCGGCGCGGTGGCTGCGGTCGCGGCTTCGGGCAGCATCCTGCTTCCGACGAACCCGACGAACAATTCGACGGTGACCGTCGGCGGCACTGTCGTGACCTTCGTCACCTCGGGCGCCACGGGCAATCAGGTCAATATCGGGGGCACCGTTCTTCTCACCGCCGCAGCTTTGCTCGCTTTCTTGCAAGGCTCGGCCGACACGAACATTTCGAAATGCTCTTATGCGGCGGGCTCGCCCGCGACCACGATTGTTGTCACCGATAAGACGCTGGGCACCGCAGGCAATTCCTTCACGCTGGCGACGAACGTTTCGGGCGGCAGTGTATCGGGCGCAACCCTCGCCGGCGGCGCGGCCTCTTATTACGGGGCGTCGATCGCCGCCAAGTACACGGGCATCCTTGGCAACGGCATCCAGGTCTCGATCCAGAACGGCACGCTTGCGAATTCATATCTCGCGGTCGTGGCCTTCCCCGGGTTGCCGCCGGAGCAGTTCAACAACATCCCGGGCTCGGGCAATACGTTCTGGCAGAACCTCGTCAACGCGATCAACAACGGGACGGCCTATCACGGGCCCTCTAACTTTGTCGTCGCGACCGCGGGCACGAGCACGGCTGCGCCGACCGTCTCTTCGCCCGTTCAGCTCAGTGGCGGCACCGACGGTGCCTCCGGAGTTACCGACGCCACGCTCATGGGGCAGGACACGCTGCCGCGCAAGGGCATGTATGTCCTGCGCAATGCTGGCGTTGATTGCTTCACTCTCTGCGACCACGACACGTCGGCGGATTGGGCCGCGATGGGGTCTTTCGGCCTTGAAGAAACGTGCTACCCGATCGTCGCCACGGAATCGGGCGACAGCTATACGGACGCGATCTCGACCCGCACGAGCGCTGGCGTCGACACGCCCTGGTTCAAGATCCTGCTCGGCGACTGGCCGACGTTCTACGACAGCTACAATGGCGTCTCTCGGCTCGTCAGCCCGGCGGCCTTCGCGATTGGCATCTTCGGCAATCTGTCGCCTCAGCAATCGTCGCTGAACAAGCCGCTGCAGGGCATCTCGGCCACGCAGACCTCGACGAGCGGTCAGACCTACTCCGACGCCGAGCTCTCGATCATCAATAACGGCGGGATCGACGTGATCCTGCCCGCAGTTCAGTCGCCCGGCGGGTTTTACTATTCGTTCGCGACCGGTCGCAACGCCTCATCGAACACCGCGGCGAACGGCGACGAATACACGCGCATGACGAACTTCCTCATCCGCACTGCGCAAAGCAAGGCGGCCGGATCGTTCATTGGCCAGTTGCAATCGATCCAGCCCAACGATCAGACGCGCGCCAACGCCAAGTCTCTGTTCGATGGCTTCAGTGCGCAGCTCGCAAGCCCGCAAGTCGGCCTCGGCATCAACGGCCAGGGGATGATCGACGGCTGGGCGACGCAGTGCGATCTCAACAATAATCCGCCGAACCTGCAGGCGCTGGGCTACCTCTTCCTCTACTGGCAGGTCCGCTACCTGAATGTCATCCGCTACTTCGTCGTGAAGTTCCAGGGAGGCGGCAACGTGCAGGTGACGGTGCAGAGCACGGCTCCGACCGCGGCACAATTCTCATCGACGGCGAACGCCGGCACCTCAGTTAGCGGCTAAACGCGCGCCTTCATCATTACTGATCTTGGAGAGCTTCAATGCCGCAGAACTTGATGAATGTCGGCGCCGACTATTCGTTCAGCTGCTATGACGGCACGAGTGGCGCGCTGGTCGATTTCGACGACATCGAAAGCATCAAGATCACTGCGCAGAAGCACGACATCGCGGCGCGGCCCTATAACGATGATCCGCGCTTCGGGTATGTCGCGGACGGCTTCAAGATCGAGTTCGACATCGTCCGTACCGACTCCTCGCTTGAGGACTATGCGGTCCTGCAGAACCAGAACCTCGACAATGGTGTCGTGCAAAATCCGGGCTTCTTGAACGAGACGATTATCAACCCGGACGGCAGCACGAGCCGTTACCAATATACGAACTTTGTCTGGTTCGTGACCGACCATGGCGATGTGTCGCGCGAGAAGATCGTCAAGATCAAAGTCGAAGGCATGGCGTCGAGGAAAGTGCAAATCGCATAGGGGGAGCAATGACGCCGACCGAGGAATATACGGAACGCTATAAGCAGATCGAACGCCACAGCGACACGATAGGCCGAGTGATCGGCGTGCATCGGCTGCGCATGTCGCAGCAAATGAAAATCAGCGAGATGACGCCAGGTCTCGAGGGCACCACAGAGGTGACGACGCTCGAAGGCGAGGTTATCACGATTTCTCGGCGCTCTTTGCCGCTCATTGCCGCCGCTGTCTGCGAGATCGACGGAATTCCGATACCTTTTCCGAAGTCGCGCGGCGAGCTCGACTCGATCATGGATCGCCTCGACGAACCCGGCATTCTTGCCGCGATTGAGGCGTCGAATAAGCTCAATCCGAAGCCTGCGCCGAAACCGCAGGCCGGCGGAGACAGCACGGATGACGAAGACGCGGTCGAACAAGCAAAAAATTAAGCAGGGACCCGTGCCTGCGCAATTGCCTTGCGCTTGTCAAACACGGCGTCCCTTTCGATGTCGCATTCTCGCTTAACTGGCCTGAAATTATCGCGTGGCTGGTGATCTTCGGCGAACTGGATGGCTTCGAATTCAGTTGGTCTAAGATGCGGTTTTTGGACCCAAGCTGATGATGACCTTGCTACAAGGCGCTGCGCTGTTCACAGAGATGGGCGTGCGCTATCAAGCTGGCATTCACGATGCGCTGGACACTGCCTGCCGTGTCATCGAGACCGAGGCTAAGCGGGTCATCGGCACGTATGATTATGGCTGGACCCCTCTTCAGCCAGAGACGATCGAGCGCAAGGCGACCGGCGATAGCCCGCTGCTCGAAACTGGTGAAATGCGCGATTCGATCGAGCATACCGTCGAAGGCAAGTCAGGCCATGTCGGCTCAGACAACGACAAGGCGGTGTGGCAGGAGCTCGGCACGTCGCGCGGAATTCCGCCTCGCTCATTCCTCGCTGGCGCTGCCATGCACAAGGGCCACGAGGCTGCGCGCGCGATCGGCTATACGCTTTTCGAAGCGATGAACGGTCGCAAGGTTTCTATCGGCCCGTTATAGCGCGGCCGAGACCTTCGACCCAGCGCGGAACGCAATAGAGAAGCCAGATCAGAAGCGCCCAAGCGGTAATGAGGACGACGATAGAGAAGGCGAGCCAAGGCTCGTAAGTGCCGTCTTTCGTCATCGTGCTCACGCCAACCCAAATCATCATGATCGGGAAGAAGCCGGTTACGAGCAGAAGCGCAATGCCCCATTTTGCTTGAAACGAAAGATGACGCCTGGGTGCTTGCGCTGCGGCGAACTGGTCCTGTTTCGCCGCTATCGCCAAGACGGTGCTGATCTTATCAATCGGGATCTCCACAATGGGATCCTTTAGACGAAACGATGCTGCGCCAATGGCGGCGACCGCAAGCTCCGGAGTGGTCTCGAACCACTCGCCGGTTAGCCGGTGATTGACGAGCATATTGTGCGCCACTTGCTCGATGGCATAACCATCGTCGCTTTTTGGAACTGCGACATAGGCCAATTCCAAACGTGAAGCCGACGCTGTTTGCAAACCAGCGAGCCGTGCGATGGGGTCGGCCGTGATCCCGAGTTTAATCGGGCCCGCCTCTGACTTGATGACATAGATGAAAGACGGCGGCCGTGGCGAGGGGTTGGTGGTAGGACGAGAGGGCCCAGGACCGGAGCGGGCGTTCGCCTGAAAATCCTGCGGGCCGAAGCTGATGCCAGTTCGCCGTCCGAAAATGCGTGGCCCTGAAAACCAGAAGCGCATAAGGACAATATATCGCCAATGAGTGACATCTACAAGATTGGCGTAGAGATCGCGCTAACAGGCTCAATACTTCAAGGGCTTGAGGCGATTTCGTCTCGGCTGCTGGGCCTCAACCTTCAGGCGAAGAACGTCGAGGGCGGCTTTAAGCGGATGGCTGTGGCTATCGGCGGCGTCGCGTCGATCTTTGGCGGCGTGGCCGTCTTTAAAGGTATGGAAAAGGTCGTTTCGGCCGGCGGCGAGCTCGTCAAGCAGCAGGCGCTGCTGCGCAATCTCGGCGTTAGCCAGGCCGATGTCATGGAGACCACGGCCAAGGCCCAACTTGCGACCCATAAGATCATCGGCACCACGATCGCCGAGAACGTCAAGGGCATGCGCGAGATGATGGGCGTCATGCCCAATCTGAAGGAGGCGCAAGACAAATACGTCAGCACAATGCAGGCGGCCAAGGTCCTCGAGAGCCTGACCGGCACTCCCGCCGATCAATCGTTGCAGACGCTCGCCAAGGCGATCGAATTACGCGGCGGCGGCGTCGATCCTAAGACGCACCAGCTCGACCCTGAGCGGTTTCAGCGTGAGGCGATCGCGGCCACGAAGGCGATCATCGCTTCTGGTGGCCTCGTGAACGCGCAGCAGCTTCTCGCCATGATGAAGACGGCGGGCCCCATGGCCCGCATGATCGACAACCCTGACGTCTTCTACAAAGGCATCATCACTGCGATGATGGATATGGGCGGCTTCCGAGCCGGCACCGCAATGACAGCTCTCGGCCGCCAGCTGCTCGGCGGCAAGATGACGAAACCGACCGCCGAAGAAATGGAGCGCTTCGGGGTGTTGAAGCATGGCGGCTGGCATTCCTCCGGCGTCGGCGTTTATGTCGATCCGGGCGCCTTGAAGGGCGAAGACATTCTCAAGGATTCCAATCGCGGCGTTGCGGCTTGGATGAACTTGGTCCTGATTCCAGCATTCAATCAAATGGGCTTGAAGTCCAACGCCGACGTGCAGCAAGAACTCTATCGCTTCTTCGGCACAGAAACCGCGCGTCGAACGGCCGGTCTGTTTGTTCAGAACCAAGGCCAGATTGCTCGCGACGCAAAACTCTACGACCAGGCGCTTGGCGGTCAGGCTTATGGAAATGTCGCAGCTGGTGATCTAGGCGCAAACGTCACGAACCTGCAAACGGCCTTCACCAATCTCATGCAGGCCTTCGGCGCGCCGATGGTGCCCGTTGCGATCCAGGCGATGCAGAGCCTCGCCAATGCCATGAACAACATGGCTGGCTTCGCGTTGGCGCATCCTGGCGCGATGAAGATGATCGGCGAGGGGCTTGTCGGCTTGAGCGCCGGTCTTGTTGCGCTTGGCGTTGGGGCGGTGATCGCTGCGGCGGTGGCGCTGGCTCCTGGCGGAATGATAGCGGCCGCAATCGTCGGAATCGGCGCGGCAGTGGCGGCGTTGGCCGCCATGAACTGGTCCGGCGTGAGCAAAGGATTGCAAGATTTTCGAGATAGCGCCGACAAATGGCACGCCTCGGTTCACGACGCGATCGCCAGCTTGGCATCGCGCTTTGTTACTGAGGTCAGTGCACTGCCCGGTATAGTCGGCGGAGCCATCAAGGCGGCGTTTGCCGCGATAGGCTCCGAGATCATTTCCGCTGTCAGCGCTATTCCTGGAGAGATCGCAAAGAGCGTCGGCGGGTTCTTCAATAATCAAGCGCCAGTGGGTCGTCACAATCCACTTCTAAACAAGAACAGCTTCGTCACGCCGCGCGGTCGGGCAGCCGTGCATGTTACCACCGCTCTCAACCTCGACGGCCGCGAGCTCGCGCGGGCGGTTTCATATCATGTCGCCGCACTCTATGAGCATCCGCTCAAGGCACCGTACTTCGACGACCACGAAGGCTACGCCGGTCCCGATATGCAGACGGTGACAACCTGATGCCCGCTGACGTTCTGAGCATCGGCGGTATTGCGCTCGTCGGTTATTCGCCGCCTGACGCCATGATGGCCGGCGGCAAGCAGGCCATGGTCGTCCACAAGCTGCCGGGCGGCTCGAGGGTCATTGATACGCTTGGGCCGGACGAAGCCGACATCAGCATCAAAGGCTTTTTCTTCGGAAGCGATGCCTACTCGACTGCGCAAGCCTTCGATGCGATGCGCGCCGCAGGCGAACCGGTCCCGCTTGTGTGGGGTGGTCAATACCGCACCGTCATCATCGAGGATTTCACCTACCACGTTCGGCGCCTTCCGTTCTGGGTCGAATACGACTTCAACCTGACCGTCGTCTCTAACCCAGCGCTCGGCGCTCTCGGCGGTATAGCGAGCACGATCGATACGCTCGTCTCTGGCGATCTCGGAACGGCACTGGGCTTATGACCCTTCCAGCGAACATTTCGTCTGAAATCTCCGTCCTGCAGACCCAGGTCACAGCCAATGCGCCGTTGGCCTCGGCTCCGCGAGCGGCAATCCTCGCCATGCAGCTCAACGCCGACGAGCTTGTCGCGGACACCGATACCGCGCTTGCAGCGGCCGCTGGCGACCTCGACACATGGATCGCGCCGGTGGACCCTTCTGCGATTATATGTGGCATCCTCGCCCTTGAGGCAGACGCCGAGGACCAGACGTCGCTTGCCGACTGCCGGGGCGTTGTCGGGCGCGTTGCCTCGAATCTTAATCAGTTGCCCTCATGAGCACCGAGTACATCGCTGCGACAGTTCCAGCCAAGATCGTCAGAGTCAGCGGCACCACGCTCTTCCGCGTTGCAATGGAACAGGCCGGCGACCCGCTGCAATGGCCTGCGATCGCCGCGCTGAACGGCCTTACTGACCCCTGGATCATAGCCCAGGTTGATCTGAAGATCCCGCCCGTTTTTCCGACAGGCACGCCAACTGGAATCCTCGGGCAATGATCAATGGCAATTTCTTCAGGCGTCGGGCCGCATTCGGCGTGGCTCTCGATCAATGGCGGAATGTTTCCCATAGAGCACGGCACGGTCGAGCAAACGAGTACGCGCAAGAGTGCGACGTTCTCAGCTGATATTCCGCTGAATTGGCCTGGTGCTCTCGGCGCGCTCGCCAGCCTCGGCGCGAACACCGCAACGATTATCGTCAACGGGTCGCCACTTATCGTCGGCGAAATCGACAGCGCCGAGTTTGATCTGATCACTTCGACAATGATCCGCGTTAGCGGACGGGATCAGGGCGCAAAGCTGCACGAAAACAAGACCGCCGAGAAGTGGACGAACAAACTCGGCTCAGACATCGCAACGGATCTTGCGGGCCGCGTCGGACTCGGCGTGCAGGCCGACTCGAGCATGCTCAAAGCGGGCAAGCTCGTTAACATCGACTTCGCTAAGCTGACCGACGGCATTTCTTACGCCGCGGCAATTCAAAAGGTCGCCGAACTCGACGGCGCGCGATGGTGGGTAAAGAACGGAATTCTTAATTATCAGTCGCAGCAGAACCCGGCCGGCACCTATCCAATCAGCTATAGCGCGGGACCGCCGATTGTCTCTGACGCGCTCAGCTTGCGCATCAAGAAGAACATTCAAGCCGGCAAGCAACTGAACGTCACGGTCAAGAGCTGGCATCCGAAGAAGAAGCAAGTCTTCACGGGGCAGGCGCAGGGCGGCGGCGCTAATGGCGGGTCGCTCAATTACGTCTACCACATTCCGAGCCTCGATCAGGATCACGTCAACCAATACGCGAAGGCAAAGGCGAAGGCGCACTCGCGCCACGGTACGACAATCGACGCGGAGGTGTGCGGCGATCCTTCGATCGACGTCGCAATGGCCCTCGTGCTCAGCGGCACCGGATACTTCGATGGGCAATATCTGATCGACGCGGTGAGCCATAAGTTCGGCATGGGCGGCTATACGATGACGATCACCGCGAAGCTCCCGGGCAGCGATAGCGGCTCGTGAACGAAGACCTGATTAATCTCATCTATAGGTGCATCGAGCGCTACAACGCCGAACGCTTCACTGAGCGGCACGGCCTGGTCACCGCATACGATCCAAAGACGCACCTCGCAAAGGTCGCTCTTCAGCCAGAGGGCCAAGAGACTGGCTGGGTTGAGATCGAGACGAATCACATTGGCAACGGGTATGGTTGGGCCGTCGGACTCACGCCAGGCGATGGCAAGTCTACTGGCGACCAAGTGATTGTACGCTTTCAGGAAGGCGATCTTGAGTCCGGCAAGGTCGTCAAGGTTGTGCATTCGGATCAGGATAAGCCGCCTGAGGTGCAGGCGGGCGAGGGCGTCCTCTGGCACAAGTGGGGCCAGAAAATCTATTTCAAAAACGATGGCTCGATAACCATCACGGACGGCAAGGGCGCGACGTGGTTTGGCGACGGCAAAGGCAATATCACTGAGACCGGCAAAGCCATCGCTATCAACAGCACGTCCGGGAACGTCGATATCAATAAATAGGGGGTTGTATGAAACGATCAGAAATCCAAAACATCCACATGGCCCTTCTGCGCGTTCAGTCGATTCCGCGCCCGGTGCCGATCAAGTTCGCATACGCTCTCACGAAGAATTTGAAGAGCGTGTCTGCGGCCGCAGAGGCGAGCGAAGTCAAGCGTCAGGCGCTGCTTGATGAGCACGTCGCCAAGGACGAGGACGGCAAGCGCCGCACGACCGAGGACAAAACCAACTATGTCATGATCGACAAGGACGCGTTCGAAGCCGCCTTTAAGGCCGTGCAGGATGAGGACGTCGAAGTCGAGTTTCACATGATCAAGCTGTCGTCCTTCCCCCCGGAAATTGAGCCGGGTTTCGTCACCGCGCTCTCGCCGCTGATCGACGACTCCGAATTCGTCTAGGCGATGGGAACGCCTGTCGCGCGTCTCGGGGATACTTCAACGCACGGCGGCGCAATTATTACGTCGGCTTCTAAGTCGAAGTGTGAAGGGCAGCTGATAGCCCGCGTCACCGACATTCTCGACTGCCCTATCCATGGCCCAAACCCGATCATAACCGGCTCGCCGAAGTTTCCGACCGAAGGCCAAGACACCGCCCGCACGGGTAGCGTGTGCCAATGTGGCGCCATCATCATCGGCGGCGCTCAAAAGACGGTGTGTGTATGACATGGCCGATCTTTCCCTTGAGTGGACAGACGACTTCGAAGCCGATGCGACGGGGGATCTGCTTGTCGTCGATGGTGATGTCGAGGTTCGTCAGCGCCTAGAACGACGACTGTTCACTGCAGTCAGAGGTTACGTCTGGCATCCCGAATATGGCGCGGGGTTGCCGCAGAAGATCGGCAGCGTCCTTTCGGTCGCACAGATCAAGTCGATTGTGTCGTCGCAACTCGCCCTTGAGGCTTCGGTGGCCACGAACCCGCCGGCGCAACTGACGGTGACGGCCGATCCGAACGATCTTGGCAATGTCGGGATCGCGATAAAATATTGGGACGCGGTAACCGGCGAAACGGTCTCATTCACCATCACGTCTTGAGGCCGAAATGCCGACCCTCCCGACGCGGTCATTCGCGACAATCGTTCAAACGCTCGTCGCCGGCGTGCAGGGGAGGGCCTCAAAGCTTATCAACTTTGCGATAGGCTCGACGTTGCGGGCGATCGCCGAAGGCTTTGCTGGCCTGTTCCTATGGTTCCAATCCCTCGTCCTGCAGCTGCTCACCGCGATCAGGCTTTCGACATCGCAAGGGACAGACGTCGACACGTTCACCGCTGACTTCATGCCGATCATCCCCGGCAGTCAGACGGCAGCACTTCCTGGCGGCTCGCCGCGCCTTGGCGCTCAATACGCAAGCGGCCAGGTCACGTTCACCCGGTTCACGGCCGGCGCCTCAACGATCTTCATTCCGGTCGGCTTTAACGTTCAAACGTCGGACGGCTCGCAAACTTTCGCGGTCACTGGCGATCCGACGCTCGGAACTTACACGCCGGCGATCGGCAACGCGCCCGCTGGCTATACGATGGCGGCGGGGATTGCCTCGCTTATCGTTCCAGTCGAAGCGCTCGTGCCCGGCTCGGCCGGAAACATTGCTGCCGGCGCGATCAGCGTCATCTCGAGCACGGCAAGCGGCGTCAGCCCCGATACCGTGGTCAACAATGCGCCCTTTACCAATGGCGCGGATGAAGAAAGCGACTCAGCGCTTAAGGCCCGCTTTTCGGCCTATATCCTCGGCCTCTCGCGCGGCGACATTTACGGGCTCGACGCCTCAATCGATGGCACTGCAGTTACCGTTCAATACAAACTGACCGAGAGCTACAACCTCGATGGCTCTTGGCATCCCGGCTTCTTCTTCGTCGTGGCGGACGATGGCAGCGGCTCACCGTCCGCGGCCTTCTTGCAGATCATCAAGAACGCCGTGTGGGCGGTGCGCCCGCTTAGCATTTGGCCGGCCGTCTTTCCGCCGACGATCATATGGGCAGAACCTTCGCTGCAAATTCAGACGGCGCCCGGATACGATCACAATACGGTCGTCGGTATTGTCGAAGCCACTATCGTCGAGAATATCAACGCGCTCGGCCTAGGCAACGATCTCGACATAAACCGCCTCGCCGCATGGGCTTACAGCGTTCCCGGCGTAACGAAGGTGTTGGACGTGCAAATCAATGACGTCTCGGGCGACGGCGGCTCGCTCAATACATGGACGTTAACGCAAGACGGCCTTTGGAAAATTTACGCCTCGACCATCAAGTGCCAAACTTGCATCGTGAGCTGATCGATGGCGACCGGCGACAGTGACGACATCCTCGGCCGCGTAAAGGCCGTCATTCCATTTCGGTGGTTTGCCTACGTCGCGCCGCTTTGCGACGCTGTTCTTGGCGGGCTCTCCGATCTCGGCGCGTGGTGCTACTCGTTTTATCAGTACGCCGTTCAGCAGTCGCGTATCGCGACGTCGACTGGTCCGTTCCTCGATCTTATCGCCTATGACTTCTTCGGGCGCCTATTGCTCCGCAATGGCAGCACCGATTCGGTCTTTCTCACGAAGATTAAGGCGCTCCTCTTTCAAGAGCGTGTGACGCGCGCCGGTATGGTTGGCGTCATCACCGCCCTCGTCGGCACGCCGCCCGTAATCTTCGAGCCTTGGAACCCTGCCGATGCTGGCGCGTGGGATATGGGCGCAATTGCTTGGCAGGGGCCGAGCGCTGAAAGCCAACCCGGCGGCGGCTGGGACGTCGCTGCGGGCTGGGATACGAACGCCAGCGGTTTCGATATTACGCCATCTTCGTCGGAAGGCTCAGGCGGCGCTGGCGGTTGGGGCGATACGGCCCTTCCTGCGCAATTCCTCATCACCATCAAGCGTCCAGGCCTGCAAGGCATCCCGAACATTTCAGGCTTTGATTCCGGCGGCGGCGGTTGGGATCAGGGTTCGATCGAGTGGACCGACCCCGACATGGTCGCTGGCCCGGTAACCGATCAGGACATTTACGACGCGATCAACGCGACGCGCCCGACCGGCACGATCGGTTGGACACAACTCGACTAGCGCCGAAACACATCCGAAAAATTCAGGACTTGCCCGAATGGATAGACCTATCGTCTATGCCGGCGAATTGCCGCGCTCTGCCGACTTTTTGGGCTTCGCCAAAAGCGCGCTCTATGGCCTCGGCGGACTCGCGCAAGCAGTCCTTGGCGCAAGCACTTGCGTCAGTGGCTTGCCTTGTGCGCCGACATCACCGGCCTCGCTCCAAGTCACGGTCGGGCAAGGATCGATTTATGAGCAAGAGACGGTCGACGCGACGGCCTACGGCGTCCTCGGCACGGACACGAATACGATCGTTAAGCAAGGGCTTCTGAATAGCCCTGCAACTCTGACGATCACGCCGCCCTCGACGTCAGGCTACAGCCAGGTCTTTCTCGTCGAGGCGATCTATAGCGACGTCGACAGCGGCACGACGGTTCTGCCCTATTACAATTCGGCGAACGTTGCGCAGCCGCTTTCCGGCCCGAACAATAGCGGCACGTCGCAATTTACCGTACGCGGCGGCATTTGCACGATTGCGCTGAAGGCGGGCACCGCGGCGCCAACCGGCTCGCAAACCGCACCGTCGCCCGACAGCGGCTACGTGGCGCTCTATTACATTCTCGTCGCCAACGGTCAGAGCACGATCACCTCCGCGAACATCACCGTTGCGAGCGGCGCGCCATTTATCCCTCTCACGCTTCCGCAAGTCCCGCTCGCCATCCAAGAACAGGCCGGCAATTACGCGGCGGACACGGGTACGGCGAACGCGCTTGCGATTGCTCTGCCGAGCACCACGCCGAACCCGCCGCCGGCGGGCATGCCTGTTCGGTTCAAGAAGAGCGCCAGCCCGAACACGACGTCCTCGACGATTGCGATCAACGGCAACAGCCCAATCAATATTCTTTGGGGCGATGGCAGCTCGGTTATCGGCGGCGACTTGCCGGGCAGCTCCTATTGCGAGACGGTTTCTGACGGGACCAATTTGCGGCTCATCGGCCCCCCTGGCCCGACCGTCTTCGCACGCGGCGCGGCGCCTGGCGTCATGGCCGGGCTTCTGCCGACCTTCGGCACGCTGACGAATACCGGCGCGACGATATCGGTTTCGGTCGGTGCTGCCGCCGACACGACCTATGCCCGCCTGATGACCCTTGCCTCGACCGCCAATTGGGCGGTGAGCAACGGCAACGCGATCAACGGCTATGCCGGCGGCACCACGCTGCCGAACTCGTCGACGATTCACTTCTTCCTTTGCCAAGGCGCAACAGGCGTCGGCGTCTTCGCGTCGACCACGCTTGCGCCGGCGCTCAGCGCCTTCCCGACGGGCTACAATCTTTATTATCGCCGCATCTTCTCGGCGATCACGAACAGCTCGGGCTCGCTGATCCCTTACACCGCGCGCGAAGTCGAAGGCGGCGCGGTGTTCTGCACCTATCAGACGCAGATCCTCGATCTCTCTTCCGTCACGCCGACAACAGTTTCGCGGACCCTTTACACGCTCTCCGTGCCGCTTGGCCTCATTGTCGATTGGCAAGGGCTCGGCGCACCTGGCCCCGGCGGCCCAAGCGCGATCACCATCTATATGTCGTCGCCAGACGAGCCGGATACGGCGGTTGCCTCGGGCGGCACCGGTACAGGCGGCTTCACTGGCGAGACGGCTTACAATGCGGGCCAAGCGAGCGACACGTATTACTATGAAGCCATGTTCAGACAGATGCTCACCAACACGAGCGCGCAGATCGGCATGCGCTGCGAAACCGGCGTCACTGGCGAGATCAATGTTTACACGATCGGCTTCAAAGACTTCAGGAGAAACTAATGGCCATTGCACTTCTCAATGAAGCTGGCACGGCTGTCGTTTCTCTTTTCGCGCAGCCGCAGGGCGAGAGCGTCGGCGCTGTCGAAATTGACGACAGCGACGCGCGAGTTCTTGCGTTTATAGCGGCGCAAAACTCAGCGCAGCTCGTTTCCTATGCCATGGCGAAGCAGGCTCTAATCGCGAACGGCGGCGTTTCGATCAACGTGGCCGCAAGCGGGCCGCCAATCATGGCGTCGGCGGATACGAGCGTAACCGGGCGCGTCGATCTTTCCGGCGTCTTACAGTCCGCGCAGCTTAATTCCGGTTATACGACCGTATGGGTTCAGACGTCTGGCAATCTCACGCTGAACGCAGCGGCAATTCTCTTGCTCGCGGTCGGCGTTGGCGCCTTCATCGAAGCAACCTATGCCGCGCTGGCCGGCGTTCTCGCGGCCATCGCAGCCGGGACCGTCACTACCACCGCCGAGATCGACGCCTTCGCCTCGCCCGCTTGGCCGGCGAATAGCTGATCTCTTGCAACGCCTCGGCGCTTATCTGATCGCAATTGCGATTGGCTTCGACGTTCTCGTGAATGCGCTCCTCGGCGGTCGGCAATATCAAACGCTGAGCTGCCGTGTTGGCGAGAGCATCGAGAGCGGCGGCTGGGCTTCGCGCGTGCCGTGGCCTGCATGGTGGCGCGCGCACTGCATATCGGCGGTTTATCGAACGGTTGTCTGAGCAGAGGCGCACATGACGAACCTGCTCAATCTGCCGCAGCTCCCGCTCGGCACGGCGATAACGCTTGCGTCGAACGACGACTTTCTCGACCAGCTCTACATGCCGGCGCCAGGCTATCCCGGCGGTTCAATCGGCATAACCGGCAATCTTTCTTCATCGTCGACCACGGTTTCTTCGCCCAGCACGACCAACGGCATTGTGCCGGGCATGCAAGTGGTCGGCGTGGGTATTCTCGCCAATACGACCGTCCTCTCGCTTTCGCCGCTCGTTCTGAGCAATGAGCCGACGGAAACTCTCAGCGGTGTTGAGCTGACTTTCTTCGCCCCGCCGCTCGATCTTACCGGCATCAGCTTCAAATCCGTCTTGCGTTCAAGCGTCATCAGCACGCAAGCGCTGCTCACCATGTCGACGGCAAACGGCATGATGACGAACGGGCTCACCGGCGGTCAGTTCGGTTGGAACGTGCCGGCCGACGAACTGCCCGAGTGGCCGAACGCGCTTTATAGCGCCGGCACTCTTTCGCTTGTCCTCGACATAGAAGCGGCCGATGCGACGGGCGCAACGGTCAATCTCTGCAAAGAGTGCGGCCCGATTCCCGTCACCGTAAATTTGGCAGTCACCCGATGACGATAACGATTCCCCCGAATATCGTCCCGGGCGCGCCGGTTCCTTGCGGCCCAGCGGGCCCGACAGGCGCGCAAGGCCCCGCTGGGGCACAGGGCGCGCAAGGCCCCGCCGGCAGCACCGGGGCCGCTGGCGCCGCCGGCCATTCGCCTTTTGCTACACCGATTCCTTGGACAGGCCCGGGGCTTGTTTGCGTCGCGAGCGCGCCGGCGACCACGGTTATTTATGCCGACGCGCTCTATGTCTGCATCAACAATCACACAAGCGGGAGCGTGTTCGACCCGACGCAATGGCAGCTTGTCATTAACTTTCCGTCGGTGCTTTCGACCGCCGTTGTTTCATATATTAGCCGCACGCCGAACGCGATGCAGGCGAACTCGCTTCTTCAGGTCAGCGGCCAAGACGGCACTGCGGTTCGCGCCGAACTGAACAGCTATGCCGGCGCCTGCCATTTCGCCGGTATGCGATACGACGGCACGCTCGCTTCCCCGACCGCCGTTCAATCCGCCGATGAACTGTCAACGTTCTCGGCGTGGGGCTACAATGGCGCCTCGCTGCTCGGCCCGTCGGCCGCAGTTCGTATGTACGCGGCCGAGAATTGGGCGGTAGGGCATCAAGGGACATATCTTCGCTTCTCGGTGACGCCGATTGCGTCGACCACCCTGACCGACGCAGGCATGGTTGCCAACGATGGCGGCTTGTGCTGGCCGCCGGCCGTCACCGGCGGGAGCCAGGGCGCAGGAACGGCGAACTTCTCGGCGATCTATATTGCCGGCGCGCTTGTCAGCGCGCATTCCAATTCGAACTTTGCCGGGGATACCGGCTCAGGCGGCACGGCCGGCCTTGTCGTCGCCCCGCCGACGGGCTCTGCCGCAGCCAACGAAGTCCTCGGCGCCGGCGGCGCGTGGGTTGGCCCCATGTCGGGCTTCCGCAACCGCCTCATCAATGGCGCGATGCTCTTCGACCAAACGAATGCGGGCGGCGCAGTCACGCCATCGTCGAGCCCGGCTTACACGGTCGACCAGTGGCGCCTTCAGTTCTCGCAAAACTCGAAGATCACCTTTCAGCAATCGACGACCGTTCCCGCCGGCTTCTCAAACAGCCTGAAGCTGACTGTAGCGGCGGCCGTCGCCTCGCCGGCGGCAACCGACTTCTTCTATATTGAGCAGCCCGTCGAAGGAAATGAAGTCTTCGATCTTGGTTTCGGCACCTCGGGCGCGCTGTCGGTCGCGGTTTCGTTTTGGGTTCGCTCGTCGGTTACCGGCACCTATACGGCGCGCATTACGAATTCGGCGACCAATCGTTCGTATGTCTTCACGTTCAGCATCGGCACCGCGAACACCTTCATCAAGATCACCCAGGCGATTCCTGGCGATACCGCTGGCACTTGGCTGACCGGGACGAGCATCGGCCTAACGCTGTCGATTGACCTCGGCTCGGGCACGAATTTCAACACGACGGCGAGCGCTTGGCAGGCCGGCAATTTCACGAAGACTTCCGCCGCGGTTCAATGGATCAAGACGGCGAGCGCCACCTTCTATTTGACCGGCGTGCAGCTTGAAGCGGGGATCTCGGCGACGCCGTTCGAAATGATCCCGATGTTCGTCGGCCTGCAAAGATGCCAGCGCTTCTTGCAGAATACCTATGGGCCAGGCGTCGCCGCCGGGGCCGCAACGCACACCGGCATGGTGAGCGCTGGCTTCATTGTTCCGAGCTTTGCTCAAAGCGTATCGGTTAATCTTGCCGCGCCCATGCGCGTCGCGCCGACGATTTCCTATTGGGATGGTGCGGGCAACGCGAGCAAGGTTTCGGTTACGCCTTCCGCGTCGCTAACCTTCGTCGACAACGAGGTAATAGGCATTGCGCCGACGAACATCAGTCCGACTGGGTTTCAAATGGTGCCATCCATCGGGACCAACTATTATTCGACATTTCTTCATTATCAGGCGAGCGCGCAGTTCTAATCGCAATTCTTGGATCTCGTCGTCGTATTCTCCCAGAATGCCATCGACATGGCATGCTCGGCGCCACCGCTAACCAAGCCGCTCCTCTGGGCGGCTTTTTTGTTGACTAATCCTCAAGCAAGGACTCCGCGATGAGCGTTCTTCCTTCTGACATCGTGGTCTATGGCTGCGTCGACATGCCGGAAGCGGACGGCTCGACCGTCGGCGGCGCGCCCGACTTCACGAAACGTCTCGATTTTTCCGACGTAAGCCCAAACGGCACGCTCGATGTGGTTTCGTCGTCGACCTCGGACACGGCCACGAAGATCACCTACCTGGTCCGTGATGCCACCGGCGCAATTCAAAGCGTCACCGCAACCCTGAACGGACAGACGCCGGTCACAGGATCGCAAACCGCCGAACGATTGCTTGCGGCGGCTATTACCGGCGGCGCGATCGCGGGCATCACGAACCCGGGCGGGACGACTGCGGTCGGCGATATTGCGCTCTTCGCGCACACGCTGATCGTTTCGGCACATACCGCACAAGCTGGTTCGGCAAACCATTCTGGCACCACGCCGGCGCTCATGAAATTGCAGAGCGGCGACGGTTCGACGGTGGCTGTCGGCCAGCTCATTCGCACCACAGGCGGCACCGGGCCACAGCAGATTCGCCGCATCATCGCGATCACCGGCTATGGCACCGACGTCGTGGCGGTCAACCGCGATTGGGGAACAGTGCCCGACGCGACGACGACTTACAATGTCGCCGAAGGAATGCTGTTCGAGATCTCGCCGAATGCGGTTCTCGCCATCACGCGCATGTTCGCAACGGCGGCGGCGGACGTTCCAGGCGGTTCGACGCGTACCTTTTACGAAAAAGGCTTCGTCGTTAACAACAATACCGCGACTGCCCTGACGCCGCAGAGCCCTAACACCGGCGTCGGCGTCGAGATCAGCGGCGACTCTCCTTCATTGCCCGGAAGCGCGCTCTTGGATCTTGGCCTCGGCACCGCCTATGACGACTCGACGACCGCGGCCAATCGTCAAACAGCGCCAAGCGGCATCACCTTTACCACGCAGCCGGCGAATGTCTTTGCGCCTTCGCCCGGCAACCTCGCTTCTGGCGCAGCGCCGAACACAGCCGGAGCACTTGCAGTGTGGTTCAGGCTCACCGTTCCTGCCGGCACTGCACCTTACAAGGGTGCCGCGACACTTCAGACCACCGGCAACACGACCTGAACTCTGGCGCTGAAGAACCATCACGATGGCCACCGAAAGATTAATCGCCGGCAGCGGCGTCGGTCTAACCTGGACTTCATGTTTTGGCACAGAGCTGAACTCGCTTACCAGTGCCGACTCGGTCTTGAGTTCGGTGCAGATCGACAACACCACCGCGCTGGATATGTATGCCGATCTTTGCATTCAGCTCGCATCGGTCACGCCTGGCGCGGGTGCTCCATTCCTCGGCTTCAACCTGTGGCCGCTGAATGAGGATGGCTCGACCTACGGCACCGGCCAGTTCACTAGCAAAGCCGCTGGGCAGTCTTTCCTAGGATGGATTGGTAACATTCCGCTGATCCCCTCGACCGCTGGTGTGCTGGTCGGCGTGCTGTCGATGTTTCAACTTCCGCCGGCGAAATTCAAATTTGTCATCTACAACGGTGCCGGCATCGCGCTGGCCGCTTCCGCCAACACGATTTATTATCGAACCTACAACATACAGGTCGCTTAAATGGCCGCGCCGATTCGAGTCGGTCAATGGGGCCGATTCTATCGCGCTGGGCAGGTTCGACCGCCGGGACTAGCTCCAAGCATTAACTGGACGCATCCGCTTGCGCGCGGGTTAGTCTTCTACGGTTGGGATTCTGGTTGCCAAGTTGTCGATCTCGTCAATGGCGCGATCGGCGTCAAGGGCGGCACGCTCGTCACGTCGTTGGTAGCGTCGGGGCCGGCAATTAGCTACGGCGGCCCAGGCGTCAAGGGCAACTATAGCAGCTTTTCTCTCAGCTCAATTTTCGCGGATCTCAATAGCGCTTGCACGCTCGCTTGCGGGCTGGTCGGATACACAGACACCACGGGATTTGAAAACGCCGTCGCGCTGGCCGTATCCACAAGCAAGCTTATACAATTTTATAATAACAGTGCCACAAATGTAACGTGGGGAATCAATTATAATTCCGGCGCTGGTCAAATTGGTAGCGCGACGCTCGGCATCGGATTCAATTCACTTGCCGCAATCATAAACGGGGCGTCGTCTGCATTTTATTTTAATGGCGCGCAGCAAGCGACTGGCACGATCCCGACCATCGCCTTCACGTCCGCGACGACGATGTATATCGGCGGCGATTCTGGCACGTATAGCGACTACAGCGTCCAACAAGTCCCGTATGCCGCGCTGTGGAACCGGGTGCTATCGGCATCCGAGTTACAGCAACTAAACCTCGATCCGTATTGTTTCCTGGTGTTCACCGAGGATGAGCAGCTTGCCGCCGCGCTTTACAATCCCTCTACCAGTACGGCCGTCACCGCTTTAGCGTCGCTCGGGTGCGAATCTCTCGGTTCTATTGCGTCCTCGGCGTTCGCCGGTGCTGAGTTCGTGGCCGCAGCATCCTCGTTGGCAAACGGTGGCACAGAATTGCGGGCCCTTGTCGGCGCGCGAGCTCTGCCCGCCATTGAGTCTCTCGCAAAGGTAGTTTCTTTCGACCAAGCAGGAGACGAGCTGCTCGCATCGACACTGACGCAGAGCAGAGCGGCGATCGAGGAGGTCTGCGACGTCAAGGCGTCGGCTATCGACTCCTCCGAATTTATTAGCGGAGTTCGAATTTCGGGAAGGGCGCCGGCCGAGCTTCTCGCGGCCGTTCGTGCCCCGCTGGCCATCCAGGCAGAACTCTTAGCGGTATCGACCGCGACTGACCGCACAATCGACGAGATCCTGGGTGCCGCACGCGCCAACGAAACGATCCTCGCTGAGGCGCTCACCACGCCCAAAGGGCAAAGCCTGCCTTCTGCCGAATGGACGGGCTGGATCAAGCCCGGGGCTCGCGCAGCCGTCGAAATTACAGGCTCTCTAAAAGGCACTGGCTCTCCGGAGACCGAGTTCGGCGCCGCGGTTAAACGGCTGGGCTCGCCCCTGCTGGAATCGCTATCCGGGACTAAAGCGCAAACCCTCGCGGGAGCCGAGATTGTGGCCACCGCACGGGCCCAAGGAGCGCCCCTAGCCGAATGGCGCGCCGGCCTCGCCAAGTCGGTTCCTATTCAGGCCGAGGCTCTTACGGGAGTCGCCAAGCATTCCTCTGCCGCGCTCGAAATCTTGCGCGCAGTAGCGCGCTCAATGACCGCCATTGCCGAGGTTCTTGCCGGAGTGGCCGGCGTGGCGCGCCCCAGCTCGGAGATCATCTCGGGCATCAATTCCATCCTTGCGCTCGACGTCCTTCAGTTGGAGATCCTAGGGGCGGTCGCACCGAGAGCCATCGTCCACTTTGAAACTGTCGTCGCCGTTCGTGCGAGTGCGGTGGCGGCCGCCGAGGCCATTGCCGGCGTCAAAACAATTCGCCACGCATCGATCGAGGCTATGGGTGCCTGCCTTGGAGTGGCCAAGGTCGAAGCGGAATCGCTCGTCGGTTCCCTGTCAATGCGTTCGGCGCCGGCGGAAAGCCTTTCCGGCACCGTCGCCAAGGCCGATCCTGACCTCGAGCTGCTGAGCGCCTCACCATCTGCGGCGAGGTTTGCGGTCGAATTCGATGGCGCTGTCGGCGCAGTCTCAAAAGCGCTTTCCGAGTGCGCCGCGGCGCTATCCGCAGTTTCGACCCCTCAACTCGAAACGACCGCCTCGGCGACCGCTGTTGCGGCGCTTTCTAAACTCGTTATCGAGATCTTAGGAGCGAGTCGAACCGCAGAACTCGCGGCGATCGAACTGCTCGCCGCGACAGGCGGGCTCACCTCGGCTCAAATAGAGCTTCTTGCCGAGGCTCTTCAGGTTGATCCCTGGTTCATATCGACACTTCTTGGCCGCGTCATAACGAGCGCGGCCGCCGGGCGGGAATTCATTTCGTCATCTCGCACTCGTGTCCTGACGAGCACGAGCGAACGCGCGCTGACATCGATCGGAAAGTCTCGACAGCTTGTTGCAACGGTGCCCGGCATGCCACTCGGAAATCCATTCTCGCCGATCGATCCGACGGTCGAGAGGCTCACCCTTACATTCGACTATTCGGATGAGATGGATACGGGCGTCACGATTACCAGCGTCGCCTCGGTCGGATGTACCGTCGTCTCTGGCACCGACTCCAATCCGAGTAGCCGAATAGTTGGCTCACCGACAATCGGGCCGTCACCAAACACCGGCGCTGCGTCTCAGGCCGTCCTTCAGCAAGTCGGCAATTGTCTGCCGTGCGTTGTCTATCTCATCCAGGTTCTCGTCAACACGTCGGACGGCCAAATCCTGAACCGCGGCGGCCTTCTGCCGTGTACGCCGCTCGTCTAGCGGCCTTCAAATACGAGGGTGAATAATGTTTCCATACCGCCTTTACGGCGCGCTTCCGCGCGTCGTCGGAACCGCGCTGTTCCTGCTTGTGATCCTGGTCATGGCGTTCTCGGCACATGCCGACGGCAGGCATCATCACCGCCATCATTGGCATCACCATCACGCGCGTCACCATCGCGTCGCCACGCTCGACACCTTCACGCATGCGTTGGCCTACGCCAAGCCGATCATGCACGAGCAGGCGCCGGTCGGCTTCACGGTGTTCGGGCGCGAGGTGGGTGCGGCCAGCACCGGGGCAGGCTTCGTCCCCGATGTGCAAGCCGGTCTCGCCCACGCGACCGGTGTAATCGTTGAGGCGCACGGCGCTGTTGCGGACCTGGTTCGCGCAACCGCTGCCCGAATTGGCGTCCCGGAGCGCTATGCCCTCGCCATCGCCCATTTCGAATCCGGCTATCGCATGTCAATGCGCGGTGCGTCGGGCGAACGCGGTGCGATGCAAGTCCTGCCGCAGACCGCATGGCATGTGGGCGTCACCGGTAATCTGTACGGTCAGGCCGGCATCGAGGCAGGCGTTCGCTATCTAAAGGAAGCGCTCGACATGCAAGGGCGCTACGGGCCTTGCGCAGCGCTGTCAGCCTATAACCACGGGCTCGGCTATGTCTCCTGCTCGGGATATGGCCGCACAATCCTGGCGCTCGCCAGCGGTGCGCCAACGCTCGGCTCTGCGCTTATCGAGGCGAGGTGGTCGGTGCGGACCTGGCGTCGGCATCGTCATCGGCATTGGAGAGCCTGATGATCCTCGCCGCCATCGTTACCGTCATTGCTCCGCAATATCCTAACCTCGCTGCGGTCTGGTGGAGTTGCGGGATTGCACTCGGCCTCGTCCTTCTTGCCGTTCTGATAACCGAGAACAATTAAGCCATGGACACCGCCGCGAAGACTTTCATTCAGCAATGCTCGCCGGTGCAGCTCGCAACGGCCAAGGAGTCGTTCGACTTCTGGATCGGCAAGCTGCCGCCTGTTGCCTACACGATAACTCTGCCGAACGGGGCGATTTACGCGCCTCCGGTTCCACCGTTGCTCTTCGACGCCCAGGCTTACGGCTTCCTTGGCAATGAGCAATGCGAGGACTCTTTCAGAGGCGAGCTGCGCGGCGACAAGGACACGGCGGGCGGGGAAGAGCAGTGGCATGCAGATCGCCAGCAAGCCCTCCTCCGATTGACGGGCATCGACGTGTGGAATGATCCGCACCCGAAACAGCTCATTGCTGCATATTACGAACTGCTCGAGATCGAGAAAGCCGCGTTTGCAAAGATCACTGCCGCGAAGACGCCGGCGCACGCTGCTGCTGCCGTTTGCGACTACCTCGAGCGTGCGGGAGAGCCCGGCGCTGTCGAAGAGCGCTCGGCTGCGGCGGACGCATGGGCCGCATACGCGACCGCGAATTGGGGCGCGTCATGACGCATTTATTCGCCGGCACCGTGGTTACCGTCATCGGTGGAACGGGCTGTGTCCTGACGTTCTTCTTTGATGACTATACGCCGATCCAACTCGGACCAATTCCGTTTTTCTTGTGCGTCGGCGTGGTGATAGCAGGGTTGATTATCGCCGGTCTGCCGGGCGTTTGGATCCTGGGAACTTCAACATTTGTGCTCGCCGTCCTTCTGATCTGCGTGGGGCTAGATCAGTGACGCCGACCTTCCTCAATCCGCCCAAAAACTACACTCCGGCGGCGTTTCAAGCTTTCGTCGCGTCTCTCAAATGGACCGGATGGCGCCCGAAATTCATCACGCTCCACAATACTGCCAGCCCGACGCTCGCCGAATATCTCAACCAAACCGAGGCGCAACGCGAACAGCGGCTCGTCAATATCGATGCGATCTATAAGAACGTCGATCACTGGCACGCTGGACCGCATCTGTTCATCGATCCATACGAAGACGGGATCTGGAACGCGAGCGATCTCGGCGTCTATGGAGTGTCCGTTTCCTGTTGGAACGAGATCACCATGGGCGTCGAGATGGTCGGCAATTATGCGACCCCCGAAGAGCAGGCGCAGGTAGAGAATCCTCCACCGATCGACGACTGGACAAGCGCGCCCGCAATGACGGTCCTCAACAACGCAGTGGCCGCGCTTGCTATTCTGCACAATGCGCTCGGCTTTCGACCCGATGGCTTCGTGCTCGGACAGAGCGGGCTTCACTTCCATCGCATGTGTACGGCAGACGGTCATCAATGCCCTGGCGGTCAGGTCGATTATGCCGACATGGTCGCGCGCATCCTCGCCAAGATGGCCGAGTTGGGCGCTGTCGCCTGAGCAATCCAATCTCGTCATCATCTGGTGATCCATGGTCGACCATTCGTCAATGAAGCTCGGCCGCCTGCCGCCGCGCTTCGATCCACGCATTCGCCGCTTCGCCGCCTATCTGCCTGCCGTTCTGCCGACCGTTCCTGACTTCCCGGATTGGAGCGGCGGCCGCACCTCATGGGACATGCTCGGCAATGACCATATCGGCGATTGCGGGATCTGCGCACCGTCGCACATGCTATCGGCTCAGACCGCGGTGCTCGGGCGCCGGTGGACGCCGACAACCGCCGAGATCGTTGCGATCTACTGCCAGGTCACGGGAAGCCGGCCGCCGACGACGGACTTCGGCACTGTCGAAACAGACTTTCTAACTTGGTGGTTAGGACAAACGACGGACGGCTTTCTCGGACGGCATTTAGTTGGATGGGCGAGTGTAGACCCGAAGAACCATCAGGCCTTGCGCGTTGCGGTCTACTTGCTTGGCGGAGTTTTGTGCGGCCTTAATCTTCCCCTGAATGCTCAGCAGCAGGATACATGGGACCTTACATCGGCCGGCTTAACGGGAGACGGAATGCCCGGCGGATGGGGCGGACATGAATGTGCAATCGTCGCCATCGACAAGGATGGCCCGATCTGTGTTACCTGGAACATCCTCCAAAAAATGACGTGGGCCTGGTTCGACGCTTATTGCGAGGAGATTGATGCCTGCCTTACCGGCGCATGGATTCGCGGTGGCGCGTCGCCAGCGAACATCAACCTCCAGATGCTCGAGTCGGACATGGCGCTCATCCGCTCGGCCACCTGACGCACCCATGCTCACTGCAAAGCAAAGACGCGAGATCATTCTCGCGAGATGGACGTCGTCGGCGCGCACGCTCGCTAAAGAGTATGACTGCGAAATCAAACGCATTTATCTGACCTGGCGGGAAGGTTACGCTCTCGGCCTTTTGAGCAAGGCTCCGACAGTCAAATCGAGCCAGGGCCGCGAATGCGCGCGCAGGCCTTCTCGCCTCAACGAAATCATGGACGAACTGCGCGCAGTGCCGCGCGGTTCGCGGCCTAAAGGACATATATCATGAACCTTCCTTCTATCTCCGCGAGGCAGTGGCAATCAGCGGGGCGCCACGTAGTTACGTTCTTCGCGGGAGCTGCTCTAGGAGTTGCCGGAGTCGCGGCCTACGGCGTCTCATTTCATTTCGTGAACGGGGGCCAAGCCGACAGCATTGTTGCCGCGTTCAAGGATCTGTCTACCGGGGTCGCGGCGGTCGTCAACGGTTTGGGCACGATTGCAGGGGCGCTCGCGACTCTCATTGGAATAGCCTCGGGACTCTGGGCCGCTTATTCCGCTTCCAAAAAATCAATGACGCAGGCAGTGGCAGCCATTCCAGGCACGACGGTCGTCACCACGCCGGCCCTCGCGGCGGCCACGCCGGATCAGCCGAATATCGTCAGCAATACGAAAAACGCGGTCGTTCCAAAATGAAGAACTAACCAGAATTGAAAAGGAGAAAGCTATGGAAATGAATATGGATAGACGGCAAGCCCTGAAGCGCGGTGCTTCGATGGTGCTTGCGGGCGGCGCTGCCGTAGTGCTTGCGGGCGGTCTCGCCGGATGTGCAACAAGCACAAATCCGACAACCGGCCAAGTGACGTACGGCCTCGACCCGACCGTCGTGACATTTATTCAAGACGCCGTGGCAGCGGTGGCCAAATATACACCGGCCATCGAGAGCATTGCTGCGACTGCCGCGAGCCTGTTCGGCCCCGCATATACGGCCGTCGTCGCGGCGGGCAGCGCGGCTGTCAACACCGTCATCGCCACGCTTGAAAATCTTGTCCCATCGCTTCCGGTCGGGGCGGAGAGGGTCCACGCGAAGTTTCGGGTGATGGCAACTCCTCCTCTCGGCGGAAAGTTTGCCGGCTATACCAAGCAGGGCGTCCCTGTCTTCGGCATCTGATCGTCGGCATCTGATCGGAGGAAGAAATGACTGACGCCGATCTTGCTGCGGGCATCGCAGCCCTCACGGCTTACGTTCAGGGAATCGCTCCGTTCGAGTCGATGTTCGTTCCTGCGAGTGCCTATCAGACTGCGGTAACGGACATCATTACGGCGTCGGATGGAAGCGCCGACCAGACGCCCGCCGGCCGCCAGGCAGTTGCGCAAACCGCGATGCGCGCCGCCATCAATTCTGCCGGCTTGGGCTCGCAGATCTCAAATCAGCAATGTCATGATGGAACGGCAATAGTTCTAGCGGCGGTGAATAAAAGCGTTGCGCTAGGATCTGACTGAGGTGGCCCACGCGATGTTCCGCGCATGGGCCGGTGCAACAGACCTCGGCCTTATCGCGTTAGCGCTTATCTTCACCGCATGGGGCCTTCTCTGCCAGGCTGAGCTGCGCAGCTTCAACGGCAGCGCGATGATGTCGCCGGCGCTACGCGAGATCAAGCAGCGCGCGGCGTTTTCGGTATCCGCGACCGTCATCATTTATTCGGCGATCGTTGCGGTGACGATCCTGCTCGTCGCGTCATAAGAACACTTCTCCTGGGTTGCGACGCCGCTCTTGCTCGTGAACGGGGATTTATCATGGCTGCGCAATGCTTGCTGCATCTCGGGTTAGTCATTTGTCTCAATGTTCCAGTTGCGATCCCAAACGAGCTGATGAATTTCGCGGGTGGAGATCCATGCCAAGCGGCGATGGATGGCGTCAATCACGCGCAAGACATCGCCATGAAGGCGACAACGGAAACAGCCGATTGCGTGAATGATCCAGATAAATGCGTCGTGAAGACTGCGGATACAGGCCGCGCCGCCGAGGCAATGAAAACAGCCGTTGCCGAACTCTACAAGGCTTGCGCGGCTCAACCAGGAAAGCCCGGCGGTCCTCACGCGACATTCGGCTTACCGGCTGGCTGAGTTATTCGGCAGATTTCGTCCCGCTGCAATAATCAAGAGGCTGCCTGTGGAAGACAACATTCCGAGACCGGATCCGTCCGACAGGACCATAGAGGCGATTAGGAACGCAATTCTAGGATTGCGTGAGCTTCTTGGAATGCAGATGTGCGGGATCGAATCCAGCATCGGGCAGCATTTTAAGAACATCGAAAAGCAGCTCGCCGATAGTGCAACTAGGATTGCTCTTGACAATGCCACTTCGAGGGAAGCGGTCGCCGTCGCGCTTGCTGGCGTGTTGGAGGCAGCCAACGAACGAACCATAAAGTTTGAAGCCTTAGAACGCCGTGTCGCCGCGCTTGAACTCGCTATATCGCAGGCGGGAGGTAGGTCGCTTGGTACATCGCTTTTCGGAAGCACCGTTGTTCAAGCGTCGGTCGTTATTTCTGTGGTGGTGGGTATCATTGCGCTGATTTTAACGTGGCAGAATAGCAGCAGATTGGCGACGGCTGATATACCGGGCAGCATGTATTTGAAGCAGCATAACAGTCCATAGCTAGAGGATCGCTCTCATGGTCATCATTATCATCATCGTTCTGTTGATTCTCGCGTTCGGTGGCCTGCCGCAGATCGGCGGCGGCTTTGGTTATAACCATGGATACGGCTACTATCCGTCAGGCGGACTCGGACTGATCATTGTCGTGCTGATTATCTTGGTGCTGCTCGGACGCTTTTGA